ATGATTAACTTTCCTAAGGTATCTATCATTTATGATAGGTATAAAAAAGCGTCACCTACAAAAAATGCATCAATAGAAATAAGAGTATCCTATAATAGAAAACAAAAATATATAAGCACTGGAATAAGAATATATCCTAATCAGTGGAAAAAGAATAGAATAGTAAATTCTGATAATGACATCATGCTCAATATGGAACTTGATAATATTATAAACAAGGTAAGACAGGCACTATTTACCATGTATAATGAGGGAAATATAAATATTTTCAGCATTTCAAATATAATCAAGGAAACAAAAGTTCCGAATATTTTAGATTACTTTGAACAAAGATCTAAAATAAAGAAATATGGAAAGGCACAAGATACTCAGAAGAGATATGATAGATTCATAAGGTTATTCAGTGATTGGGGAAAGATAAAATACTTTACTGATATTACAGATGAGAATATATTATCTTATGACAAATACCTTTCATCTAAAGGAATGAAGGATTACTCTAAATGGCAAAATTATCATAGATTCCTTAATAGTTTTATACTTGACGCATTAAAAGAAGGGTATATAAAAAATAACCCATATGAAAGGTTGTCCATAAATAAAGGAAAGAGTAGAAATAGTATATCCAAATTTCTTACCCTTGAGGAGTTTCATAGAATAAAAACAGTTAAACTAAGTACATATAGCTTGAATAAAGTTAGAGATGTTTTTATATTTCAAACCTATACTTGTCTTAGCTATACTGACTTAAGAGATTTTGATATTACCAAAATTATAACTATAAAAGGAATGAAAGTATATACTGGAAAAAGAGATAAGACAAAAAAAGAGTTTACTATCCCATTATTAAAACCAGCACTTGATATACTGCATAAATATAATAATAAACTACCTTTAATAAGTAATGTAAAATACAATGCTTACTTGAAGGTAGTTGCCCAATATGCTGGCATTGACAAGCCTATTACTACTCATTGGGCAAGACATACTGGGGCTACTTTAATGCTAAATGAGGGCATACCAATAAATATAATATCAAGGGTATGTGGTCATAGTAATACTAAAATAACTGAGAGTGTTTATGCCAAATTGCTTGATGAGACAGTAGTGGAGGCCATTAGAAAAATCAAGAATAAAATATAACTATTTTAGTACTTCAACATATCTTGATTCTTGACCATCAATATAAGGATTCTTCTCTATCACATTAACATGAAGAACCCTGTGCTTCTTTTGAAAGAGACGTAATATCCATAACTTCTTAGGAGGATTTACAGTCTCTTTCTTAGTTGATATTACAATATGTTTCTCACTCTTAAATACTGGCTTAACTATAACTGTTGATGGATATTTTAACTTTACATCTATGCTGTACCATTTATCTTGTAGTATAGTATCAATACTTAGTGCTTTATTCTTGAATATAGTATCCTTGACAACAATTGTATCAACCTTTATAAGCTCTGTGGTGATAACTTGCATTGCCTTTGTGTCTTTTTTCTTTATATTTAATTCTTTTCTTGTCTTATCTAATTCACTTATGAGTGAATCTTTAACATAAGATAATTGATTAAATGTAAGTTGAAAAGCTGCACTTTTTTTATTGCTTGATGAAAGTAACTCATCATAAGCTTTAGCATTCTCTTCTGCTGTTTTCCACTTAACTTCATATTTGCGTGAACTCCTTAAAGCAATAATCAATGAACTTACAAGGCTAATAAATGTAATTGCCGTACCTACTATAATATATTTTTTCATAAAAAGATTTTTATGCAAAAATACTATTTGGTATTTTACTCAGAAAGTACCTAAGTAAATTCTATAGACTGCTTTAATTGTTTACTTAATATACTATCATGAATATGGATTTATTTTTACTTTTGTAATAGAAAATGATTAAAATAAGTAAAAAATGGATACAACATTAATAACAGCACTCGCAGGAATAGCAGCTACCATAGTGACTTTTATACTCACAAGGAAGAAATATAATGGAGAAGTTAGAGGAAAGGAAATAGAGAATGGATTGGATTTACTTGAATATTATAAAAAAGTGACAAAAGAAACAATAGATATACAGAATAAAAAAATAGCGATTCTCCAAAAAGAAAATCAAGAACTTAAAGATCAAGTTAACCACTTACAATCACAGGTTGCAGCATTGCTTGACAACATATGCTATGATACTAATTGTAATAAACGTAGAAAAATAATGTAAAGTTATTATAATATGAAAATACTTTTAGATAGAAAATGGAAAGCTAATGGATATACCATTGGTAAACTATATATTAATGGTGTTGAATTTTCTGATACTCTTGAAGATAAAGATAGAGGGTTAAAGGATTCCATGCCCCTTAATGAGATAACTACTAAGAAAGTATATGGCCAGACAGCTATTCCTACTGGTACTTATGAGATATTAATGACTTATTCATCTAAATTTGCCAATAGAGTATGGGGAAAGAAATATAAAGGAAAAGTACCTCAGCTTATAAATGTTAAAGGGTATGATGGTGTAAGAATACATCCTCTTAATACAGCTGAAGACACCTTAGGATGTATAGGTGTAGGAAAGAATACTTCTAAAGGGATGATTACCAATAGTACAGTTTACTATTATAAGCTTCTTGATGAATATATACTTCCAGCTATCAGGAATAATGAAAAAGTATTGATTACCATCAAATAATATTTGGTAATATTTTCTTTATATAAGGTACTGTTTTTCAGTACCTTATATTTTTTTGTGGTAACGTTTGCCATTTGTGGTAGTCTTAGGTAATTTTGTGGTTGTAAGAAGCTTCTACATATAAATTATTAACCTATTAAAACTTAATATTATGGCTACAACAAGTGATGGAATTTTTGTATTCCCAGAGGCAGCAAAACAAGCCACAAGTTCCTTGGACCCTAACTTGATGCTTGCCCTTCAAAATAATGGAGGGTTTGGTAATAATAATTGGATATGGATATTATTCCTTTGGATGATTTGGGGTAATAATGGTTTTGGTAACAATGGTTTTGGAGGTAATGGAGGCACGGGTTATCTTGCTAACCAAATGTCAAATGATGCAGGTAGAGACTTACTCCTTCAAGCTATAAATGGTAGGGCTGATGCTGCTCAGCAGCTTGCCTTGGCTACTAATACTTCTGTGAATAATATTCAGTCAGCTATTTGCAGTATACAATCAGCTATACAAGGAGTAAGTAATCAAGTTGGAGTAACTGGTATGCAAATACAGAATGCCATTCAGTCAGGTGATGCTGCAATAGGACAGAAGATCTGTCAGGCTGCTTGTGATAATAAATTTGCTATTGCCAATCAGACAAATACTTTGCAAAACCAGCTGAGTAATAATCATTCTTCATTGCAGTTACAGCTTGCCCAGCAGTTAGGTGCTGATCAGTTGGCAATGTGTAAGCAAACAAATACCTTAGTTAATGGTGCTAATGACAATACTCAGAGAATTATTGACAGCATTGCTTCTCAGTCAACAATGATCAGTAATGAGTTCAATAACTTAAAGGACAGAGAGTATAGGGATAAAATAGAAAGTCTTACAGCAGATAATGCATTGCTCAGAAGTAACATAAATAATGCTACTCAAACTCAACAGTTTGCTGAAATGCTTGCACCAATTCAGGCAAAGATTAATGCTATTATCGCAAGTCAGCCTTCTACTATCACATTGCCTAATACTCAATATGCCGCAGTACCTTCTTGGTATGCTAATATAGGTAATGATGTAATGGCTAACTATATTTCAAGTAAATTTACAACAAAGACAGCTGCTGCAACTACAGGTGCTACAACATAAATAATCATTTAACATTAATAACCATGTTTTCAAACTTAAGCAAGGGAAGTGTCCTTTATGGACTTGATAAAAGAGATGGAGTAACCTTATTTACAGCTACTGTAGATAATGTAAGTATAGCATTGCCTAACATGATGAATATGCCTTTAGGTCAAACAATGCTTAACATAAAGGCAACTGTAAATGGAAAGCAAGGGGATTTCCTTAATATTCCAAGCACTAATGCCATATATGACATGGGTAATATGGTGCTTGCTGATAACAAAGAGTCATTATCTAACTATGCTACCATGGAACTTCAAAACAGTAAATCCATAGTGAACAGCATTGACACTCATAAGAAACTCATAAAGGAGTATGAGAATATCCTTTCTGAGCTAAATCCCTCAATATCTTCCAATAATACAGAAGTAAAAGAACTCAGAAGTGAAATAAGTGACTTGAAAAATCAATTACTTGAGGCACTTTCCTTGCTTAAGGAAAACCAAAAATAGGAGGACAAAACCATGATGATACTTAAATTCAGGAATGAAGATAGTTGTAATGAGCTTCTTTCCAAGATAAAGAAAATGAGAGTGTTTGCAGAAGACCTTGAGGAGTGTATTGAAAGAGCTACTGAGGAATCTTCTTATAGTGATAGCAGGAGACAAAATTATGATAATAACTATGACACTGAGGTTGAAAATAACTCAAGAATGTCCAATAGATATTATTATCCAAGAAGGTAAACATTAATAATCATAAGGGCAGTTTGAGTATACTTACTGCCCTTTAAAATTCTTACTATTATGTACCAAAAAGAAACAGGAAGTTATGATACCATTCCTGATGGAATGAGGAGATATATCAATAACTATGGATGTCATTTTAACAAGAAACTATGTGATGAAGCAGCAAGAAGGATGTATAAAGTAGTAAATAACCATAAGGAGTATATTGTTCCTTATAATAAGGATATGATTAATGAGCTTCTTAAGTCAAGAAACATAGTTCTTAATAATAATAAATTATATGATGCTGTTTATGTCGCTAATATGTGTAAGGCAGATTTCTATGGAAAGTCTATTCCTGATGACACCCACTTAGCAATGTTTATTAAAGATATGATTGATGATTCTGATGCTTCTGAAGGATTTATATTCAATAGATTTTATGCAGATAGCATGTTCATGAATAATCCTATTGATTGGGACGAAATGATATGATATGATAACTATTATAGCTGGATAAGCTATACTTAACTTATCTAGCTATAACTTTTTTCAAGTCCATTATTATATTCATCAAATACACGTTTTACAGCTAAACCTGCATTAGATACTCTATTACGATTTTCCTTATCAAAGAAAGGTTCTGTATTAGAGCGAACTATAAAATCCACCCTTTCTAAGTATGGAAAGTTTATTTGCCAATATTCCAAGAACTTTATCTTTTCCTTAAGGCACTTATTTTCTTTCTGATATGACTCTTTTTGATATTCATCCCTTAAATATTCACAATGTTCATCATAGCTATATTCTTGGAAGAAAAAATCCCTTGCTCTTTTTTCCTCCTCATAATCCTCTCCTTCCTTATAAGGGGAAGTAAAATTACTTGTATATCCAGAATCACTAAATAAGTTTTTGCTTCTTAAGAAAAACTTGTCAAGGTAGCCATCCCTATATTTTATAGAAACATCTCTATCTACATAGTATCTATCATCCCCACCTACCTTGCAAACATGAGAACTTGTTATAACCACTCTATAAGAATCAGCGATTTCTTTCATATTACTCCTTACATACTCTGCACATTTTGATGCCTTATCAAAGTAATGGTTATATAAGTTAGTGTTCTTATCACTAAGGCATAATTCCCTTTTATTTATATATTTGTTAAGAATGTAAGACTCTGCTCCATAGGATGAATAACTATGCCCATATTTATCATAAAGGTCTGGACTAAAGTAGCCATCCCCAACTATTACCATTTTTACAGGCTTAGCTTTATGCCATTCATCTACAGACATAATAGCATATTCTGTTAATGGAATAACATTATTTACCTCAAAATCTTCTCCTTCATAAGTGACAAATTGCTTACTACTGTAGGAATAGTCTTTACTATTGAATATATGCCCGTTTTTCTTAGAGTCCACAATTACTCCATTATGACTCTCTTTATTATATGTGAATATCAAACCCAAATGTAAACTCATATTATCTTTTATACTTTACTATATATAGGATATTATTTGTCTAAGTAAAGACTGAAATAGTTACAGTGATAACCTCTTGTAACATATAACTTCAAATAAATAGAAGCATTACCTCTCTGATAGAAAGGCTGAATAAGGTCATAGTTTTTTGTAGATACTATAGCCTTTGCATTTTGTTGAATATTTTTAATAGTGTTCTTGTTCATACTATATTTTCTTATGGCAATCACACTAAATAAAAGATATAAAAACATGGGGTATCTATATCTATCTGCCCCATGTACTTAGGCTCTCGCAAAGCCTCCAATGTTGAACAGACAGCATAGAAGCCCCACGTATATATGATATAAGTAGCTACATTTAATATAACTACAGTATAATCATAATAAGGGGCATCTATCGCTGACTTTATTCGAGACATTGGTTTTAACTTGTGAGATTAAAGTACATCTTAAATAAAGCGTGATAAACGCCTTTCCCACCAAAGTTGTACTGTCTTTTAATTAAAAATATACTATGTTATATATAGTAATATTCTTTTATTATAGACAGTATTGAGATAAGAATTGTAAGTAAAGAAATTACATTCTAACCTATATCTTTTTCTCACTTGCAAAGGTATAATTATTTCCCTAAAATATTACTAAGAAATATACAAAAAATAATCTTTATTTACATATTTAACATTTGAGTACAAAGAAAGGAAAAATATAATATACAATAAGGCATGTTGTATATGGAGAGAAATATATAGTATAAAAATATAGGAATATATATAAAGAGAGAGAATAAAGAGGTAGAATGCATATAAAAAGTAATTGATGTATATAAAAAGAAGGAGGAATGTATCATAAAGGCAGAGAATGTATATAAAGAGAGAGGATATATATAAAATGAATGGTATATATAAAGAAGGAGGATAATCCACACAGCTCCCCCTATTCTTTCTTGAAGTGGGATATATACCCCCAGGGACATTCTGCCTTGAGGAAATATGCCACTAAAAAGCATGCTTATGTTTTGCTGTGCATAACTGCTTTACATCATTAATCCAACAGCACACACCTGCTATACAGAGCAGGTAAAAAACCATGGAAAACAACACCATTGAGACCAAGTACTACAGTTTTGTAACCTTCTTCACAGCAAAGAAAGAAGCTGGTTATAGACCAGGTGTACGTAAGCTCCTTACCAAAAAAGGTGAGGAGTTCAAAGTCTTAAGGCTTGTTGGAGAGAGTGAGGTTATAGACATTGCATTCTCCTCCAAGCTGGAAGGTCTTGAGAATGGCACTGGTGCATTGTCTAATGAGGAGCTGTTGAAGTTCCTCCAAGACAACAAAGACCAGTTGCAAGTGCAGTTGTCTCAGGCAAAAGACAAGGATGATAAGCCAATCTTCTACACAAAGGGCAGTAGAGCTGGAAAGCCTTGTCCTTGCTACATCATCTGCAAAGACAACTATACTTGGAAAGATACTGAAGAAGTGTCTTTTGATGACATCCTCTAAAGAAGCAGCAGGCAGGGCAGCAATACCCTGCTTGCTGTTTTTTTTTTCTCACAGGCAATACCAAACTGCCTAACCAAAAAGCCTTTTTTGCCAAGGGAGAAAATATTGCCTGCAAAAGGTGCAGCATCAAATGGTTTTTTCTGCAAACTGCTGAAAGTATTAGTTTTTCAAGGCTTTAGTTTTTTGAAAAATTACTTAGTATTAAGGTTCTTCAAGGGGAGTACAGCTCTCTTAGTTTATTGCAGATTTTACCTAAAGGGACACAGCTCCCTTATTATATATTGATAGAATAAAATAGTATGGGAGTTGACTGTGCTCATACTATCAATATGTATTGCAGTCACAAATATTAAAGTTATGTCAAACACAACAACAAACACAGGAATTATCAACAGTTGGTCACTTGTAGCATTTGCTCATGCACATGGAAGAATGAAGATTGTCCCTTGTGAGAGAAAGAATGACCAAGGAGATGTAGTTGACAGTTGGAAAAGCTGTGCATTTCAAGCTCCTAATGGAGGAGTAACATTTGTAAGCTTCTCCCCAAAGTTGGGAGAGTTGACTCCTCAGGAGATTTCTAATAGGAGGGAAGAGTTGCAAGTAGTGGAGTGTACTACCAAAGCTGGAAACCAGATGTTCTCCCTCTGTAAGAAAGGAGAGAATGCTTGGGAAGATGTTGACCTTGGATTCTAAATCCATAGTACTTTTTACTGCCTTTAATTAGACAGTTTCACACAGAACAGGGCTTTTATAGCTCTGTTTTGTGTTATTTCTCCATTAAATTTCAATACTGTAGTAAGATTATAACTTGCATGGAGAACACTTTTACTAACAATTAGATACTGAAGCTCTTGGCTTACTTGGTTTACAAGTTCTGCCTAAAACTAAATTAACTCTTTAATGTTTTCAAAGCTGTTCTCAATTCAGCTCTTGTGTGGTAGAATTGTTTAATATTATGACAGTAGACGGAATAATGACCATTACAACTTACAAAGACGATAGCTTTGGTCTTACAACAACATTTTATAATGGTAAAGAGGAGGCATTCTGTGTTAAATCTGATAATCCTTTTGCTCGAATTAAACATATACTTCCTGTAAAGGTACACTATGCGTTTGATGGTAAAAACACAACAATAACAGGCATACTTCCTTTCTAACAAAAAGTAAAAAACATCACTAGAATAGATGATTTTTTCTCTCTTCATAGAAGAGTTATTAGTAAGATGTATTCTAGCGGTTATTCACAAATACCGAATAAAAATTTTCTTATTCTTAAGTAAGTGATAATGGAATGAGAAGCTCATTACCTGCTGGGCATTAGCAGGGAATCCTTATTGTACAATGGACTAAAGGCATAGTAGAAACTGTATTGATACAAGGGTTAAGAATTAATATGAGGTTGCTTCCTCATAAGTCATCCAGGAGACATTAAAATTCACACTGATGAGACTGGACGAAACACAGAGAGAAACTATTAATGATATATGAATTGAATATATGTTATTGATAATGGCTCTGTGTCTGTGAAACAAAACAAAGTAAAAATGAAGAAATTAATTATTAAGGTAACAGTCTCTGATTCTGAATTAACAGAAGCCTTTGCTCATCTTACAAAAGATGATCTTAAAAGAATTGTAGCAGAGGAAGAAATTAATTATAAGCGAGCATTAAAAATAGCAGCTGCTTATGGCTTAGAAACAGAAGTGCGAATTTGCATGGACTTAGTAGGGATGACGCCTACTGAGGCATTAGCTGAATGGGATTTGTTGTAAATCTCGCTTAAGTCTTATTAGCTAAATATTAATTTTTATGTGGATAAATAAAATCATAATACAAGTCCACTAAAACAATAATAAACAACAAATTTGTATTGTGTGAATACTTTCCTTTAATTAGTATTAATTATTAGGCCGTACAAAGGACAATATGCTAAGATAGCAAGTATATTGAGGTCTTATTATTATCAATACCGATTTTAGTTGTGCTATCAAACTAAAAAGGTTGGAAATAAACCCTATTAAATAAAAGCATTGTAGTGAGGTTGTAACTCACATAGGGTTCATTATTAACACTTTAAAATATTTACAATTATGTTCGACCAAATCACAAACAAAAAGGGAGAAAAGTTATACATTCTTACATCTGTTTCTACTAATAACATCAAGCCTTATATTAAAGTAGATACTTGGTCTAAATGTAAGGAATGTTTAGAAAATATAACTACAGAAAACGGAGCTATGTTCTTTACTCAACTTATACATAAAGAAGTTGATGAAGAAAATCATAGAGCAGAAGCATCTATGAGATGCAAAAAAGAAGGTTGGGGTAGTGATTACTTTGAGTATATAACTATTGAGCCTTTATTTACAGAAGCTTGGTAATCATCTACACCTAAGCAAGTGTATAAACTGCTTTGATTGTTTACACATTCTTTGTGAAGGAATATTTCGATTTTCTTTGAGTAAAAGAAAATGGAAGTAACTCTGACTTATTAGAAATAAACAATAAAATAAACAATATGGAAAGAAATATAACAATTACTCTTGAAAAAGCAAAAGAGTGGTATAATAGTGGTAATACTTCACTTAAAGAAGTAGCTCTTCAAGCCTTTAGTAAAGAAGAAATTACTGTATTTGATTTTACAAAAATTAAAACATTTGAAGATGCTCTTACTGCTCTTGAATATACTGAAAGTACTAAAAAATACATAAGAACTACTATTAATGATATTATGTATTCAAATGCTTCTGCTGCAATGTGTAAACTGAATATCATTAGAAAAGCTCTTAATTTAGGTCAAGATTTACATCTTACAAAAAATCCAGGAAACTCTCACATCTATTATCCTTACAATCCATTTACAATTGAAAATTCCACTTACTATGAAAGTGATGTTAATTCAGGTAAAATGGAAGTAATAGGTAGAATTAAAATCGATGGGATAGTATATAATGTTTTTGGTGGTTGTGCTGGTTATTGTGTTTATTCTGGTTTGGGAAACATCCGTCCTTATGATAATGTTGGTTTTGCTGATGCCAGTGAGGGATTTTTAGGCTGTGCATCTAAAGAGATTGCACAGCACTTTGGAAAATATTTTGGAATGCTTATCACTGAAGCTAAATATGGTGACATAGCAGGCTTTGAAATTATTGGATCTAAATATAAATAATTATGGCATGGGTATGTGTAGGATATAGTGGTGAAGAACTTGTGTTCGTCAATAAGCCGCATAGAAGAATTAGCAAAAACGAGTTCTTTTTTGATGAAAATGACATATATAAACACGAATGGATAGATGATAAATATTGTGGCTGTATAAATCTTCCCAAAGGTAGTATCAAGAAGCTTATAGGAAGAGAATTGTCTTGGAATAATAAGCCTGTAGAACTTAAAGAAGAGTGATATGGAATGGGATGTTAAATTGGCACTATCAAAGCTTTTGAATGATATGAAGTATAAAGAAGCCGTAAAGTTAATGAATGCCAACAATGATAATGTTGATGCTCAGGATGTAGATATTTTTATATCAGGATTTAGCTTAGTATATGCAGAGCTTCTTAATCCAATATTACCAATGTTGGAGAGATACCTTTCTTCTAGTGCCATTTCTTGGCAAGGAAGAATGAGAATAGCTTTAGCTATACAGCAATGCAAGAAACTTAAAAAGAATAATTATGGTAAGAGAATTTGAAGTAAATATTAATGAAAGCAAAAGAACTAGGTAGAATATTGTTGACAATGGGAGACATTTCCGTTGTCTTTGCATCACCTTGCAGGGATAAGCAAATTCAATTACAAGATGTGAAAGGAATTAAATTAGAAAACAATATTGTAACTTTAGTATAAGTATGAGACCAGTCAGAATTAAATATTATGTGGACGGTGTACCGCATATTACCAAGCAAAAGTTTTATTCAGAAGGTGCAGCAGAAGCACACTTACATCTTCTGATGTTAATTCACGCAGGGCATATAAATTATGCTACACCAGTTTTAGCTTAGTAAATAAACATCTTACAAAGAATATAAATAGTAGTAATATGATTAAGAAGTACAGAAAGAAGCCTGTTACCATTGAAGCCATTCAGTTTGAAGATAATGCAGATTGTATATTGGCTATTCATGAGTTTGTAGGGCAAGAGACTACAAGGGTTAACTATGAGGATAAAAACAATCCTTATATAAAGATTGAAACTCTTGAAGGTACAATGAAAGCCTCAGTTGGAGATTATATCATCAAAGGTGTAAACGGAGAGTTCTATCCTTGTAAGCCTGACATTTTCACTAAGACCTACGAGGAAGTAACAGAATAACTAACCACCCTCTCTCCCCTTTTGACGAGAGAGGGTGAAAAAATGACTAAAATAGTATGGATAAAGAGCAATTACATTCGGCCTTACTTCTTCTAATGAGTAAGTTAGAAGATATTAAGAGCAATCCAATGCAAGACAAAACATTCGTTGTTGCATTAACAGAAGTGCTACGGTACTTCCGTGACAATGGTGAATTAAGGGAGGCTTATAAACAACATAAAGCTATAATAGCCGACTTGGAAAAGCGACCTTTCTACAAAGCTATCATGGATATGTTCTGTGCGAAGATTACCACTGAACATTCAGAACTTCCTCCTTTTAATATGAAAGAAACTATAGAGAGATTATCCTCAGACGAGTTTATTGACAATAAAATTAAAAGTGTGTTAGGATGAATAAATTATTTAAGTCAATGGGAGTTGCTATTAGATGTTTAGCATCTATAGTAATTATTTCCATAACAATACTTATAATTATGGGAATATCAATATGCTTTAGTGTTAGCTTTACTCACGTAGTATTTGGAGCAGTTGTATCTCAACTTATTATCCTTACAATAATTGCATACTATCTACGAGCTAACTAATAATTAAAAAAATATTAATATACTTTGATATGAACCCTAATACCATGTTATTTACTGGAGCAGTTGTAGCTCTATTTATTGTCTTTACAATAGGAATATGTTATCTTTCAGATAATTAAAAAAGAAAATGAAGAAAATTTTATTATTTTTGATGGCTGTAATGTGTTTAACACTTACATCTTGTAAAGAACAGTTCTCCAATGGAGAACGTGTTGGTACTGTAACTAAATTTAGTAAAGCTGGAGTCTTTTGGGATTCTTGGGATGGTTTACTTAACATTACTCAAACTGGTATGAACTCTAGTGGAGAACCATTTGCTTTTTCAATGGATAATGATAGAAATGATCAACAAAAACTTATTGATATTCTAACTAAAGCTCAAGTAGAAGGCTGGAAAGTTAAGATTAAATATCATCAAGTTTGGGGATTGAAAAATGTTTTCAATAACCGTGGTGAGAGTGATTATTTTGTAGATGATGTAATTATTCTTGATAAGAATTTCTCAAAAATTGGAGATGTTGTAAAGGGAACTAATAAGACAGCTCCTCATGATACATTATATGTTAAAATAGTTAAGTGATAAAATTATGGAAACAAAAGAATTAAAAATACAAGTACCAGAAGGTTATGAAATTGATAAAGGAAACTCCACCTTTGAATGTATAAGGTTTAAGCCTATAAAGAAGGATATTACATACAAAGATGTGTGTAATACGTTATTTAAAAATGGCACTGGTTACTTTATAAGCCAGTATGGAGAAATTAATTTCTACACTATTGGATCAAATAGATCTGATGCAAATAACGCACCTTATGGCCAACAACTTAAAAGAATATTGGCATTAAATCAACTTCTTAATATTGCTGAATATTATAACCGATTAGATACTACAAATATCAAAAACGATTCTACAATTGAATACGATGGTGTAAATCAAATATATTATATTAGTAGTATATCTACTAAGTTTATGCGTGGTATAAGTGCTATTTTTAATAGAAAAGAAGATGCTAAAGCAGTAATAGATAATCCTAACTTCCGAGAAATCCTTGACACTATTTATAAATATTAAAAAGTAATAAAATTATGAATATAGCAGAAATATTAAAATATTGTTCTAAAGGTACTAAACTATATAGCCCAATATATGGTGATGTTATATTAGATGGTGTATTCCTTGAAAATAGAAAAGCTCCTATTGTAGTAAAAGACAGTAGAGGTTGGAAACACTTGTTTACTGAACAAGGATACTATACATGTGACATTTCTAACTTAGAGTGTATCCTATTCCCATCTAAAGACCAAAGAGATTGGGGTAAATTTAGATTACCATTTAAAGCAGGAGATATTGTGATGACAATAGATAAATTAACTCCATTTATTTTTAAAGAATATGTCGATGATACATATGCTCATTGCTATTGTGGTGTTGATGTATATGATACACTTAGAATAGAAGCACCTGTAGATATTTATTGGACATCTTCATTTATTATTCCAGCTTCAGAAGAAGCTAAGAAAGAGCTATTTGATAAAATGGCAGAGGCGGGATATAGATGGAATGCTGATACTTTAGAGTTAGAGAGAACAAGACCTAAGTTTAAAGAAGGTGATGTTGTTATTGATAAAATGGGCGATTTAAGCTTACTTTCAAAAGTAGAAGACGATGGCAATGCAAAAATACTTGCTGTTCTATTCACAAATGGTGGTTTAATGATTCATGGTAGTAAGGCTGTAGAGCGTGACATTAGTATGACAACTTTAGCTTCCATAAAAGATAGAAATAGATTCTTTTCTGCTTTAGTAAAAGAAGGCTATAAGTATGACAAAGAGCAACATAAACTTATAAAACAAGAGTTTAAACCTTTTGATAGAGTACTAGTAAGAAATAGTATGTACGATAATTGGATATCAAGTTTGTTTTCTCATTATAATAATAAGACCAATGAAAAGTATCCTTTTGTTTGTATAAATGATACTTATTATAGATATTGTATGCCTTATGAAGGAAATGAGTATCTATTAGATACAGCTAATTCTCCAACATGAATAGACAAAAAAGAATAGAGTCAATCAGAAACTGGCTAAAATCTTGTAAGCAGGAAGTAATGCTTGGCAAGAAACTCTTCCCTGACACCTTTGAAGAGGAAACTCATAAAATCACTATAAAACATCTTGATAACTTAATATTAAAGGTGTCAAAGATTATAGAAGATATTATAAATAAAAGACCAAACAACTGTGAAGAAAAAGTATTATTACTATGTTGCTATACTTTCAAAAGGTAGAGACATAATATACGTCAAAGGTACTTATAACACAACAACAAATGACTTTCCTATACAGAAAGTAGAAGAACATGTTTTAGAAAATCTCACAATGCCAGTAGATAGCATTGTAATATCATTTTACAAAGAAATCACAGAAGAAACCTATAAAACATACAACAATGAATAATAACCTTAATATAGCTGAGATATTGAAAGACTGTCCTAAAGACACTAAATTGTATAGTACCACATTTGGAGAAGTTACATTTGACAGAATTGATATAAGGGAGAAATACCCTATTATAGTACATAAGATAGATGGTATGAGGACAACATTCACTGAAGAAGGTTATTATACAGAATATCCTAATTCAGAATGTGTCCTATTTCCATCTAAAGAAATGCGGGATTGGACAAAATTCTTTAAAAGAGGAGACATTGTGCATACCAAAGAAGGTAATATGTATGTTATCTTTAAGGGTTGGGTAAATGACGATTATACCGAATTTAACACAACAATTAATTATCACAAATCTATAGCATTGTTTTGGACTAAGGATGTCTGTTATACGAATAACTTTGTAAAGGCAAGTAACAAAGAAAGAGAAATATTTATCGCTAATGCAGAGAAATACTACAAAGGCAAGTACAACCCTGATACTTTACAAGTAGAACCTATTAAGTACAAGTTTAAATCATTTGACAAGGTATTGGTTAGAAATGGTATAAGTGAAAAATGGTCAATAGACCTATTTTCTTACTATGATGAAGAAGGCCAAGCTTTTCCTTATGTTTGTCTAAGTGGCCGTTATGAGTATTGTGTTCCTTATGAGAGTAATGAATATTTTGTAGGTAAAACAGTTAATATACATTAAGATAATAAAGTATGAACCAAGAACAAGCAATAGAATTTCTACCTATAGTACAAGCATTGGCTGATGGTAAACCAATAGAAGTGCTTAATTGTGATGGTACCTGGTCAATTAATAAAGACCTTTTCTTTGATAAGCCCATTAAATGTTACCGTATTAAATCAGAACCCAAGTACCGCCCATTTAAGAATAAAGAGGAATGTTTGGAAGAAATGCAAAAACATCAACCTTTTGGGTGGATTAAGAGTGAAAAACTATTAATGAATATTACATCTATTGGAAAAGGAATTACTGTTCATACTGGTATAAGTAATTGTAGGTATAGTTTTAAAAGTGCGTTTAATACAACATTTATTGATGGAACGCCGTTTGGTGTAAAAGACTTTGAATATGAATAGACAAGAATCAAAAGAACTGTTGCCCATTATTAAAGCACACGCAGAAGGAAAGAAAATTGAAGTGAAAGATAAAAGACTTTCTGATAACTGGTATAATTGGTGTGAAGTAGATGACCCCTCTTTTAATATTAAGCAATATGATTATCGTATTAAACCAGAACCTAAATATCGACCATTTGCTAATGCAAAAGAGTGCTGGGCTGAGATGCGAAAACATCAACCGTTTGGATGGGTGAAACAAATAGATGATAATGAACCAGAAGTATATATTTATTGTGAGGCTATTACTAAAGTAGATGGGGTTCTTACATCCATAGATGAAGTTCCTTTCTCTTATAATAATATGTATAATATTTACAAATTTGCTGATGGTACTCCGTTTGGTATTAAAGAACAAAAAATAAAATAAAGTTATGACATTTATAATTCACTTTAAAGATGGTCATAGGGAAACCTATAGCAACCATTATGATGAGAATGATGAGCATGAAAGAGATGCTGCATGGGATGATGTTTATATGACATTTCCTGATGCTGATTATATAGAAGAGTTTTAATATGACTTAAGTACAATGAATGATACATAAAATCTCATACTTAAAAATAAAAATATTATGAAGAATTTTATAAAGAAGCATTGTTGGAGTTGTGAATATTTTAATCTATATAATAATAATAAATGTGAACTTACTAATTTAAGTAAATCAAAAAATAGTGTTTGTAGAAAATGGAAATTAGTTAAATGTTTAAGATAAATGAAACAAATAATTAAAGATTATCTATACCTTGAGTTAGGAATTATAGTACTAGCTATTATTATAGTTGGTGGTATATTTCCAATCATGTATATAGCTAATGGAGCGTTTGTTATTTTATACATAGTAATACTATATCCATTGATAATGCTAGGAATTTATAAAATAATAATCACACTATATACTAAAAAATAAATGAATTATGACTAATAAAGAAAAATTTAATATAATCTATAAGCATTTTGCCAAACCTATTGCTGATATGAAGATGACATATAGTAATAGTGCAATGACTATAGAAGCAGGTGTAATTAATCCTAAAGTGGCAAAATGTTTTGAAAATTTATATAAAGCATTAGAAGAGCAATTAAACAACTATAGAGTTGTGTGAGATTAGAAGCAGTCTTACAGACGATGAACAGAAGAAAGCTATTAATATAGCTCTTTGGGCTATTGAACATTTGGAGAGAATGTATTTATTGTAGAAGATTTACTAATCAGATAGTTGTATGGATAAAAAAGTATTTGAAAGAGCAGACAAATTAAATCACTTTCTTACAGCATACAAAGAAACTATTAATTTGTATTGCAACTATTCTAATGGCTGCAACTACAATGATATGTCATATGTTCTAAGAGATATTGATGCTATAAATCCTGAATTATCTAAGGATATTAAAAAGGCTGTTCAAAAAGCTTTTGATAGTATTAAGAAAGAGTTTGATGAGCTTTAGTAATTAACCACCCTCTCTTGTAAAAGGGAGAGGGTAAAAAGAAGGTATTGGAAATCTATTTTGTAAGGGTAAATAGTAATTTATTAACTTTTATAATAAAGATTTCGTTGCCAAAAGAATATATAATAATTAAATAATAAACTTATGAACATCGTAGAAATTTCAAAATGTTGTCCTAGAGAGAAGAAACTTTATAGTGTAATACATAAAAATATACAAGCTTAATCTATGGAGAACTGGAAGAAAGAATTTATCCTCAAAAACTACAAGAAATTAACTTATGTAGAGATTTCTAACATAATAGATGTTAGTGTTAGTACCATTAGCTATTTCCTTAAAAATAAAGGGATTTGCAGATACAAGATGACTGCATTAACCAATGAGGAGATGCAATATATTATTGCAGCATTTGACAACAAGGAAACTTATGCAGAGATAGCCAAAAACATAGGTGTTAAGCTGTCTACCTTAGCTAAGTTTCTTAACAATCTTGGCTTAAATAGAAACAAGATGAAGAATCCTGGTAAAACCAGGAGGCTTCAACAAGCTGAAAGAGTTACTCATGAGAGATTTGTTCAAATCAAAAAGAACAAGGATTTAGATAAGGCTGTTCTTCAATCTATCTCTCTTAGGAAGACTTCTAAGAGAAGGTGGGAGTCTTACGAGGATTCTGCTCTCATGAAGATGTATCATGAAAATATTTCAATTGAGATAATAGCAGTAAAGCTTAACAGGAGTGATCTTGCTGTCAAGGCAAGGTTATACAAGCTTCTTACATTATTATAAATTATACTCCCAATGACATTAACCTATGTTATTGGGAGTAATTAAATTATTACTTGGCATGAATAGGCAATATTTAAAAGATGTTTTGGCTTTTGCTGAGCAGCATAAGCTAATGAATACTTCTTTTCAAGAAGTAATAAGGCTTTATAATATAGCTTGGGAAGAGACTTATGAGGATGCAATAGCATCAATGATTAACTCTTCCATGGAACAACATGAGTTAGATTTTCAAGAAGCTATATGAGTAAACAAGAGTTAGCAAAGCTTTCTTGTGAGGAACAAGAGTTCATTCATTATAATAAGCTTGAGAATTATTCATTAGAGACAATAAAAAGCATACTGAGAAACTACAATTATCTTGTATATAAAGGGTGGTTGTAGTTAATAATCACTAACAATTAAACTAAACAAACATGACAAAAAGATTAGCTTCACTTAGTGACCTTAAGATGGAATTGTGGCTCAGAAGAAGGTGTGCAGGAGACATAGTTTGGGTTACTGAGAGTGGTAGGGACATTCCTATCAAGAATATGTGCAGAAATCATTTGATAAATGCTATCAACATGATTGAAGGAAACAATGAGATGTCAAACCATATAGGTGATTATGACCCTCTCTTTGATGAGGATTGAAAAAATATGGGAAGTATGGGGAACATCCTATACTTTCCACATTTTATAATCACTGTATTAACAATAAGATGTCATTAAAATGTTAGAACGAATATATTTAATCCTAGCCATTATGTTGCTCTTTGTTATGGGAGCATTGGCTTTCATTAGTGCTTATTGCTGGCACAACACATTAATATTCTTTATACTTCTTATTGGAATGTTAATGTGGACAGACTTTGCTTTCACTGATAATAATTGGAAAACTAAAATATTACAATCATGAGCATTAGAGAAGGTTATGAGATGTGCTATTTTGGCAGCACTGAGCATCAGAGAGTTGACAATCAAAGTAGTGTCACTTACATTTCAACAAGAAGTGGCAGGGACCAATTAAGTGATACCTTATGAATGCAAAGGAATTAGCAGTCAAGGATATTAAGGAAGAGCTAAAGAAGCATAATAAGTGCTTCTTGGCTTTTCATAGTGAGCTTAACAGTCCTATTAGAAAAATCATTAAGTCTTACATTAAAAAGCAAGAAGAAATATGATAGCGATAAAAGCAATAAAAGTAGCCACTTGTCATTATGATAATGGCAGGGCTTGGATAGATTTCTGTCCTGATTATTTTACTTCCAATAATAAAGGAAGTAATTAGGTTTTATAGGGAGTATTTACCAATAATATTCCCTTACTCACATTATATACCATTCAACTTATTAAAATCATGGAAAAACTTACAGTCAAGACATTAAAGGATGCATTAGCAAATCTTGAGGAAGACAAGGAAGTGGAAATTAAGTGCTATTCAAATGTAAAGGAAGGCACTGTTGAAGTAGAACTTATAAAGGAAATAAGGGAAAATGGTAGGGAGTATTATAAATTACTTGTATAATCCTTACTGATTTTCTTATACTATTTTCCATTTAGTTACCAATGACTAAATTTGTAATGTTCATACATTTATTTAAGCAATAATGCTTATTTTATCCTGCCATTCGTGAGAACAGTAGGATATTCTTAAGGCTTAGTAGCTCAATTGGATAGAGCAATAGCCTTCTAAGCTATGGGTTGAGAGTTCAAGCCTCTCCTAAGTCACAATAATGTTTATTATTTAATTAGTTTATCAAATAATACAGTCTGTGAAGATAGTGTTATTTATTTGGCTCTATGGGGGAATGGTAGACCCGACAGACTTAGAAATTTGAGTGCCCTATGAGAAATCATAGGAGTAGAATCTCCCTAATTAAACAAGTTAAAGTCAAATTAATGGCAACTGTGATAAGGAACGGAATTTAACCTCTTATAGCACAGTCTTTAACTTGCGACAGAAGCCTCATCTATGGTGACATAGGTTTTGGTGATGTCGAGCTAAATTAAATGTACAATAAAAAAATAAAAACAATTAGTATCTTCCGGGACTGGTCAAAAGATATTAATAAGTTTAAATACAAAGTTTTTATAATTGTATATTTATAAATGTGTAGAGACTATAGAGGAGATACCTAAGTTAGTTAAAAGGAATGGCTTAGACTTCATCCTTAGTAATAAGGTTATAATCATAAGCATTATGTAAAACAGAAGACGCTATTTGATATAAAGGTAAAGCCTAATTCCTTACTTTGAAGTTAACTAATATGGTAATAAAATAGTCCAGACCACAACAACTTAAAGAAAAACAAAAGTGTCTGAATAGTTCAAGATGTGACACCTTAGAATAGACGAGAACATCTTTAAGTTGGCTTGTATAAAAGCAAGTGTGGCAGGAAAATCTGTTGTCCAGTAATGGGCGTGCGAGTTCAACTCTCGCTAGAGCTACTTGATTAATAATTTATTTATGAAATGGTTTAATTGTATAAAAGATTACCTTGACAAGGCAGTTAGAAGTAATACAGGAGTATCTTCATTGTCCTTGATAATGATAGCTGTAGTATTTATGTCTATAGCTATTCTTATGGTCATTTGCTTTTGCCTTATAGTTGAAGTACTTAGTTCTCATACCATTTCATCTTCACTTGATGGTTATGCTCAAATAATATGTGCTGTAGCAGGACTTATTACTTCTGTTGGACTTCCAAAAGCCATTAATAATTATGGTGAAAACAAATTTCATGAAAAAAGAGACATGAATAACGAGGTTCCTTAGTTCAATGGATAGAACAAATGTTTCCTAAACATTAAATTAAGGTTCGATTCCCTAAGGAACTACTATTAAACATATTTGTTTGTGTTTTATTGTTAGTTTTTATCCTCACTTGCCCTTAGGGGTAGGTGAGGATTTTGTTGAATAATAATTAAAATAAATATATATGGATAAACAATTATTTTATCAAGTAGGATTTTACAGTCTCATAGCATTGAACATTGGGTTTCTTGCTGGAATATTATGTCCTATTAATAAGACAAATGTAGTGGAGAAACCAATTACTGTTCAACATGACACTGTTTATATAGACAGTGTTGACAGTAACAAGGATTCAAATAAGGCTACTTCATATGTACTTCCTTATCATCCTAATGACAGTGCTCTAATGCTTGAACTTAAAAGACAGGATATTAAATACCCTAATATAGTATTAGCTCAAGCTAAATTGGAAACAGGTCATTATACTTCTGATGTATGCAAGAAGAACAACAATCTTTTTGGGCTTATGAAGGGTGACAAATATCATCATTTCTCTCATTGGAAAAACTCTATAAAGTTTTATAAGAAGCACATTCAATCAAGATATGATGGAGGAAATTACTATGACTTTCTCAATCGCATAGGTTATGCTGAAGACAAGGAATATATCAAGAAGCTAAGGCAATTGGTATAACTATATAACATTACTAACATTTAATACATTCAGATTATGGAAAATCAAGTATCACAAAGTGTTAACTTGAACACTGTTAGCACTCCTAAGACAAGGACTAATGATAGTCCAGTGCAGCCAACTCCTAAAGGAAGAGGAGTAAGATGGACTGATGAGGAAGATAAAAGGTTAATACGCCAAGTAATGGCGTTTCCTCAAAACCTTAACAGGTGTTTTATCATGGTTTCAGAGGAACTGGGAAGGTCAAAAGGCGGTGTTGCAAATCATTGGTATACAGTGCTTAGTAAGAAGCCAGAAGTATATTGTTTCTTCACTGCTTCTTCTACATATATTACAAAGAACAGGAAAAATGGTGTTGGTGTATTTACAAAGCCATCCATTTGGGATAAATTCTTAAGAATACTAAAGAAAATATGTTGAAGTTCTTTTACCTTATTAATGCTCTCCTGTTAGTAATAATATTTATCTTCATGGGCAATAATAATAATGATAATAACCGTTTAGCATAATGAAGTAGACATAATAGCAGGTAAAGTCTCACCTATGATAAATAGGACTCTACATACCTGCTTTTAATTAATTCTTACAATGGAAAACAATAATACAGTAATAAATGCGCTTTCACAGTTTATCACAAGCACAATTAACTCATATATTCAAACAATGAGCAGTCAGAAGATTTCAATGGAGGATATTCTTCAATCTCTTATGAAATCATATAATTCATTCTTGCTTAATGGCTTTACTGAGGTATTGAAGCGAGAGATAACCAATAAAACAAATACTGAAGATGGAAAATCAACTAAGGCAGAAAATAAGTGATAAGTTGCTTAGTTCCTTTAAGCATAATTATATTCTTGAATTATCAACAGGAATGGGAAAAACTAAGTTAGCTCTTGATAAGATGGACCAGCTTTATTCCCCCTCTTGCAAGATTCTCATAGTAATCCCAAGGAATGTGCTTATTCAAAACTGGATAGAGGAATTTAAGAAATGGAATTATGAAGATTTACTTTCCAATGTAACCTTTGTCACCTATGTAAGCCTTCCTAAGATGTCAGGGGCTTGGGATATAGTATGCTTTGATGAATGTCATCATCTTTCTGAGAGATGTAGGGATGCTATTAATAATGGTTTTGTCTTTAAGTATTCCCTCTTTCTGAGTGCTACTATCTCAAAGGAAGTAAGGAATTTTATAAATACTTATTTCAATGCTTCTGAGTGGATTAAGATAAACACAAGAAATGCAATAGATAATGATATTCTTCCTGATCCTAAAATAGTATTAATTCCTCTTACTCTTAATACTTCTAAGGTCAATTGTCTGTATACTCCAAAAAAGTTGAAAGGTAATAAGCCTGTTGTTGTGCCTTATATCAATAGGTGGGCCTATAAAAAATATAAGGGGGATTATGTTATTAATTGTACTCAACAACAATATTACAATGAACTTTCCAGCCTCATAGACTGGTATAAGAGGAAAAACTATATTCCTGCCATGAGAAACCTCTGGCTTCATAAGGCTGGTGAAAGACTTAAATGGTTATCTGATCAAAAGATTGAGATAGTACTTAAAATAACGGCTTCTATTTCCTCAAGGAAGATTATCTTCTGCAATAATATAGAACAATCAAATAAATTAGGCTTTCCTTGTGTTAATAGTAAGGTAGGTATTGATAATCTTGACTTCTTCAATAAGAGAAAGGTTAATGCTATCTCATGTGTTAACATGCTGGATGAAGGGCAAAACCTTAATGATTGTCAATGTGGTATCTTTATGGCTCTTAACTCTTCTGAGAGAATGCAAATACAGAAAATAGGAAGGCTTCTCAGGCATAAAAACCCCATTATCTATATACCTTATTATAAAAATACAAGGGAAGAGGAAATAGTCACCAAGATGCTTGAAAACTATAATAAGGACTTGATTACCATAGCATATATTTAGTATTACAAGTCTTTTCTTCTTAGTAAAAGTAAAGAAAGTATAGATATAACTTTAAGTTATCTATGCTTTCTCTGCTTTGTATGTACATTTACTATATTATGATACTCATTAAGCTCAATAGGCCTATTGAGCATAAAACATTAAAACTATGAACATAGCAGAAATCTTAAAAGATAAAAAAGAAGGCATAAAATTATATTCACCTATTTTAGGTGAGTGTTTTCTCAGAAAAGTAGATACTAAATTACCCTTTTCTATTGTAGTAGAAAGTAGTAGGGATGACGAGGGACTTTTAGAAGATTCTTTTTCACAAGATGGGCGTTACTTTAATATTTCATCCTCAGAGTGTCTAATTTTCCCTTCTAAGCACATGAGAGAATGGACTAGTTTTGCTTGGAAGAAAGGAGATATATTAGCAAACCAAACTGAAACTAAAATAGTTCTATTTGATAGCTTTACTACTGATGAATATACTTATTTTAATGGAAAGTACTGCTATTCTACTAATCTTCATGACTTTATAAGTAATAAAGACTTACATGTTCAACTTTTTACTAATCACTATCATAAGATAAATAGTGAAGATGCTAAAAAATATATTAAGATAATTGAAGAAAATTTTAAAGGTAAATTTAACATGGAAACTCTGAAAATAAACTCTTCAAGGTATAACTTTAAACCATTTGATAAAGTTGTAGGCAGGACAGATTCAGGTTATTGGAGAATAGATTTCTTTGAGTTTTATAATGTTGACAATAAGCATGCTCCATACCAGTGTATGATGGATGCTTATAAGGAATGTTTACCATACAACGACAAGACGGCTAAATTAATAAGTACTTGTGCTGACTATGTACAAAATTAATAATATTCTAGTAGGTGATATAACATATAAAGTTATTAATGGTTTTACAACAAGAATAGAAGTTATGACAAAAGAACAAATTGAAAGGGTTAATCATCCATCTTATTATCAAGATCCATCAGGAGTTGAATGTATAACTGTCACTCGTCATAGGGACTTTAATATTGGCAATGCCATAAAATACCTATGGAGGGCAGGATTGAAAGAGGAAAAGGGATTAAGTAATAAAGAGAAACAAATAGAGGACTTGCAAAAGGCAATCTTTTATATTAATGATGAAATAAAACTTCTAAAGACAAAAATCAATGATTGATAATCTTAAAGTATCTTTTAATTATAATAACATCCAATATACTCTATCTACTTCAGATGATGAGTCTGAGAATATTCCATATGATATTGCGGAGATAGTGACACAATTAATAAAGTTATCTGGAGCTAATTCTAATATTATCATAGATTCATTGATAGATGACTTTGGGTATGAAAAAGAAAATAAACAATGACAGGGGAAAATACTACAGCCATATTTCATTTCTTTGATAATGGCATATATGTAGAGTGCGAAGACCTTGGTATAGGTAAATTTGTAACTAAGGGTGATGGTAATGCAATCATGGATATTATTAATTCTATAGATGATGTTACTGATTCCTCCACTGTATTTAAGTTAACTGAAAAAGGAAAGAAAATAGCTGAAAATCTATGAGTGGTTCAATATTATTAAGCCCAAAACACGGAGTTAATCCTTCTGTTCTTCATTGTGCATGTTGTGGCAAAGACTATGGTGTTGCTTTACTTGGTAAACTCAAAGGTGATAAAGAAGCACCAAGGGACATCTACCAAGGTCTTTGTGATGATTGCAAGGGAGTAATAGATAAAGGGGGTGTAATGATAATAGAGGTAAAAAATGGAGAGAGTAGTAGTAAAACCCCATATAGAACAGGCAGGATTGTAGGTGTCTCCAAAGATTTCAAGGAAAGAAATCATATAGAAAATCCTATGGTATACATGGAGGAATCATCCTTTAATCAAGTGTTTGGTAATGTAAACTTTAAGTAATCACGTTAGGAAGTCATAACACAATAAAATCATATTATGGAAAAAGAAAATAAGATTAAGGAGACATTAGTAGTACTTGACTATAGTGATTGCAGTGTTAATATATATGAGGATATACCTGATATTGATGATACTGAAGAACTCCTAAAACAGTATGGTCATCATGCAAGCAATTGCTCTTGGATGATTTGTGAGAAGGTGTTGCTGCATATTAATAATGATAATACCAAGTAATGACATGAAACATGAAAATAACAATAGATACAGATGTCCTTAATAAGGAAAATATAAGCTTAGGAGAGTTCCTTGTTCTCCTTATGGCTTTCTATGGTATCAATTACAAGGAGATTAATGAGAAAATAGTTTCCAAGGGACTTATTTCCAGTAACTTATTTGAAGATGGGTCTAATGTATTATCTAATAATACAAGGAATTTTGTGTCAAGGCTTATTGTTGAATCAAGCAATGAGATAAAGTCAAGTAGCATTGATTTCTATTCTCTTGCTTATAAGATGCAAAGCCTGTTTCCTGATGGATGCAAAGAAGGTACTTCTTATCCTTGGAAATCCGATATTAATGATGTGGCTTTCAGATTAATGCTCCTTGTCTATAGATTTAACTTTAAGTTTACTGAAAAAGAGGCTCTTGATGCTACTGAAAAGTATATTAAATGCTTCAATGAAAGTAATAAATATATGCAATTATTGAAGTATTTTGTCCTTAAAACACATAAATACAAAAACAAGGAAGAAGATTTTACTTCTCTCTTTATGACAATGATAGAAAACAACAGAAATAATGAAGTTAGTAATTGATGCTAAAGTATGCTTAGAAAACAAGCTGTCACCACAGGAAGTACTTGTGGCTATTGCTATAAGATCTTCTAAGGACAGCCTTAAATCAATAGTTGATAATCTACTTAATAGAAAAGTTCTTGTCTCTCATGATGGAATACTTACTACCACTCAACATTGGGATAAGGTTATAGACACCATACTTGTTGATTCGGCAGGTGCAATTGATGATGAAGAAAGGCTTATGGCACTTGCTGATAAAATGCAAAGGTGTTTTCCTGAAGGAAAGATGCCTGGAACTCCTTATTATTATAGATGTAATAAACGTGAGATTGTCCTTAAGTTAAAGAAGTTCTTTACTCAATATGGAAATTATAAGGATGAGGATATTCTTGATGCCACTAAGAGGTTTGTAGCTTCCTTTAATGGTAACTATAGATTCATGCCACTTATCAAGTATTTCATAATGAAAAATAAGACAGAGACAAGTGAGGATGGCTCTAATCATGTGGTAGAGTGCTCTCCATTGGCTGATTTTCTTGAGAATAAAGATGATAACAGCATAGTAACTGCTTCAGATGAGTGGCTTATGAATGCTCGTAATTAATAACAATTTTAAATTTAATCAATTATGCTTAAACTTAGTTTTAGTAGTAAAAAACTTCAGGCTAAACCAATTAAAACACAAGTATTCAACAATACTGTAACTAAAGTTACCTTTTATGGAACACTTATTAATGGTACAGGCATTTGTATGCCTGCTGCTATAAAAGAATTTATTGACACTTATAAAGGAGTTGATTATATCTGTAGTGGAGATGATTACATTATTGTAGCCACAGGTATCTCAAGAAGAAATAAGGATGATATTTATAATAGTACAATTGGCTATAGAATAGCTGAATCAAGGGCTAAGATAAAACTGTATAAGTTCATGCTTAATCTTAGTAAGAAATTCATAGAGATAATAGGTCCAATGATTTTTGGCCATTCTAAGACTAATATTACCTATGGTGGTATTCCAGATGACATAATTAAGTATCAAAGATTCTTGAGTAAAGAAAAGAAACATCTTAATGACTTGATACATGGCATTAATACAGAGAGTTCTAAATAATCTTGAGGAAAGAAGAAAAAGGGTTCTTGAAGGTGGAATAAATTGTATACCATCTCCTTTCACTAAGTTTAAGACTGATTTTCCTGGTATTGAGCAAGGTAAGTTTTATCTTATATCAGGAGCTTCAAAGAGTGCCAAGACTCAAATAACTAATTATCTCTTTCTCTATGCCCCCATCCTCTTTGCTTATAATAATCCTGATATATTAAGACTTAAGATATTCTACTTTCCTCTTGAGGAGACTCCAGAGAAAATAATACAAAGGTTCATGTGTTATCTTCTATATGTTCTGTCTGACAAGAAGATAAGAATTTCCCCTCTTCAACTTAGTTCTGTTGACAAGGAAAATGTAGTTGATGAAAGAATACTCCAGCTTCTTAACAGTATTGAATACCGCAGTATTCTTGATTTCTTTGAATCTCATGTACTCTTTATTTCTGACAGAAATCCTACTGGTTGTTGGAAAGTAGTGAGTAACTATGCTAAAGAGGCAGGTACAATCCACAAAAAGACTGTAACAATAGAAAACAAAGAGACAGGAGTAAAACAAGAGAAAGAGGTCTTTGATTATTATGAGCCAAAAGATCCAGATGAATATGTGGAGATTATAGTTGACCATGTTAGTATTATAGACCAAGAACGTGGTATGACTAAAAAAGAATCCATAGATAAACTCACTGAATACTGCATGGTTTTCAGGAATAAATATAACTATATTCCTGTACTGCTTCAGCAACAAAATTCTGACAGTATATCACTTGATGCAGTAAAATCAAATAGGATTTCTCCTACTCAGAATGGACTTGCTGATACTAAAGATACTGGAAAGGCTTGTACCATGATGCTTGGTATAACTAATCCATTTAACTATGGATTTCCAAGATATATGGGATATGACATCTCCAAACTTAAAGGATATGCAAGATTCTTGGAAGTGGTATTAAATAGAGAGGGTGAGAGCAATAGTGTATTGGCTTTATATTTTGATGGTGCGGTAAATTATTTTTGCCCATTGCCAAAATATGATAATCTGGATGCTCTTAATAAAGTTTATAAGCTTGTTCAACAAAATATGAACAGTATACTTAAATAGGTTATTCTAATCTATTCAAGAAAATCCATAGCAAGGTTACCCTGTAAAACATATTAGGTAACTTTGCCTTTAATCATCAATGTTTAATAACAAAAAATCAAAGTAAAATGGCAACAATTGTAGCAATTTTAGGTGCTTCAGGTGATGGTAAGACTACTTCTACCATTATAAATCCTGATGGTTCATTTAACCTTCAGGATTATCATGGTATGAGTCCTGAATCACATTTTATTATTAATCTTGACAGGAAAACATTACCTTTTCCTGGAGGGATGTGGTGCAAGGAAAAGAAGAACTATATAGAACCAACTGATTTCAATGGTATTAGAAAAGCTATTGAATATTGTGCTAAGACACCTTCAATAAAGTCAGTGGCTATTGATACTGTCAATATATACCTTGCCATGAAGGAGTTTAATGATAGAAAGAAAATGTCCTTCGATTTAGCTTGTTAAGTTGTTTAATAAGATAATATTATGTGGAAAAAACTACCTATAGATACTAGATATAAAGTATCTGAGGATGGAAAGATAAAAGGATTAGATGGAAGAATCCTTAAACAGAGTAAAGATACAAGAGGATATTTATTTGTTACCTTAAATAACAATTATCATCAGTATCATTTATCTGTGCATAGAGCTGTAGCTTTATGTTATATACCTAATCCACATAATTATCCTCAAGTAAATCATAAAGATGAGAACAAAACTAATAATAATGTTGATAATCTTGAGTGGTGTGATAATAAATACAATTCACATTATAGTCATGCTAAAGCTGTTCTTATGTTAGATAAGAAAACAGGAGGTATTATAAAAAGATTTGAAGCATTAAGAGATGTTGACATGTATCTTGGAAAAAATGCACATCAATCTATTAGTAAATGTTGTCACCATAAGACAAGATATTGTAGTGCTTATGGATATAAATGGGAATTTGAGGATTCATTGGTCGAAGTAAAAAGGGGAGAATTGCTGGAACATCCTTTGACAGAGGACAATCAGCAGCCGAGCTTGAAGAGTAAAAACTTCTTGAAGGTTCAGAGACTAACTCCTGAAACTGCCAAAGCAGAATATAATGGAGACACGAGTACCCCTCACCAGACAGGTTATATATCTGATACTGGGGAAGATATAGTCCGTGCTTATAAGTAATTATAAGAAATTATATTTAAATGATATAATGGTAACAAAACAACAATGGAGGGACATTGCTAATGATGTCATAGAACTTAATATGCTGTGTAATACTGTTCTTCGTAATGATCAAATAGTATATATCATGGGACATACCATGCTTCAAACACAACAAGATGGCACAGAGAAGCTTGTGTTTTCTGTGGTAGGAAAGAAGCTCACAAAGACACAGCCTGAAGGATTTTACCCTATAGTTCTTATGACAAGGGTAGAATATGGTGATGATGGTGTTAATAAATATTGGTTCCAAACCAAGGCCAATCATTCATCAGCTAAGACTCCTCTTGGGATGTTCAATGACTTTGAAATACCAAATAGTCTAAAACTTGTTGATGATACTATCAGAAAGTATTACAACATAGATAAGTAATAATTATTTTAATCAATCAATCTAACAATTTAAATCATTTCAACAATGGAAAAAAGAATTTCTTACAGTCAGTTTCAGTCAGTTAAAAGTGTAGCCAAGGCTTGTGACCCTCTTATGGTAAAAAAGAATAAGCTCAAAGCAAAGCTTGATGCCATCTATGAAGAGTATAATAACCTTAGTGATCAAGTGTCTGCCCTTGAAGCAGGTATCTTAAAAATTATTGGTTTTCATGTGGATGACCTTGTGAAAAAGGTGATTGAGACTTCTCAAGACAAGAATGGAAAGGAAGTGAAAGTCACTAAATATCTTCCTACTGAAATTGTCTCTTATGACAAGAATAATAAACAGTATATTATCAGTTTTCCTGATGAAAAGCCCTCTGAGTCACAAGAGACAACTGAAGTTGAATCATCAGTTTCTGAGTAATTTTTAATCATTTTTATGGATAGTCTATCATAGCTTATGATAGTCTATCCTCATAAGAATATACATAAATCTATTTTAATCATTTTTCATTTAATCATTTTAATTTTATTACAATCATGAGTACAAATTATTGTTTTCTTACCGTTGGTAAAACATCTCAGTCTAAGGAACCAGCATTCTCCAAGCGTTATATAGGACTTGCTTCTTCCTTTATTAAGGCTATTAATCCTGACAAGAAAACTCTGGATTCCATTATGGGTTATGAATCTCAGAATGAACCAGAGTATGTTAAGGAAGATGAGAATGGTAAGATGGCTTTTATTACATTTATTGTAGAAACAGACCCAGAGAAAAACAATGATATTGACCTTAAGTCTCGCATGACATTTATCCTTCGTAATACTCCTGCTTATAACAAAGATAAGACAAAGGTGCAGGTTATTGATATTTATGGCAACTCTACATGGGCCAATGTTGAGGATGCCAAGGAAGGAAAGAAGCTTCTTTCATCAAGTGGAAAGGAACTTAAGATTGCCTCTAAGTATCGTATGGCTTGTGTAGGAGAAGCTGACCTTGTAGCTTTTCTTAAGGAGTATCTTGGTGTAGGAGATTCATTCAATTATATTAATGGCTCTTGGGTACTAAAAGATAATGCTGATGATTATCTCTTTAGCTTGGAGCATGTAAAAGATTATATTAATGGTAATGTGTCTGAAATTAAGGATGCCATTAAGCTTCAGCCTAATAATAAGATAAAGCTTCTTTATGGTGTACGAAATACTGATAATGGTCAATATCAGACTATTGCTACAAAAGATGGTCTTTTCTTGCGTAATTCAGCAGGTGACAAGGCTATTGCAAGACTTGAGAAAACACTTAAGGATGCCAAGGATAATGGCGCATACTCTACTACTGAGTTTAAGGTGCAAGATCTTCAGGAATTTAATGTTAATCCCACTGACCTCTCTTCAAAGCAGAATAATGACCCTCTTAATAGTGTAGAGGCTTCTGACGATAATCCCTGGGCATAAAATAATTAATGATTTCATGACTTATGGTTATAGGCAAGACATCTCCAAGTATATCAAAGGCGGAATTACTTTCTTACATAAGGGAAGAGGATATTGTTACTTCCATTCTTCCACAAGTAATATCAATACCTTGTATAATCTCATCTCCATTTAGAAAGGATGAGAAACCTTCATTTAGTATATATGTTAGTAAGGAAGGTAATATAAGGTATAAGGATTTCGCCAATAATGATAGGGGAACACTTCTTGACCTATGCTGTAAGTTATGGAATTGCTCCATAGCTAAGGCTTTGGAGAAAATAAGTCAACTACCACTATACAATAAGTATCTATTAATAAGAAAGTCTCCAATTAAAACTATTACTCATAAGTCTGTTAGGCATTCTTCTGACCTTCAAGTGGTCATTAGACCTTGGCATGATTATGATTTTAATTATTGGGCTTCTTATGGTATAGATAAGTGGTGGTTATATCATTATGCTGAAATATATCCCATTTCATACAAGATTATAATCAAAAAAGACAGTAATGGCAGCAAGAAATATGTATTTCCAGCCGACAAATATGCCTACTGTTATGTGGAAAGGAAGGAAAATGGAGTACAAATCAAGGTATATCAGCCTTTTAATAAGAAAGGATATAAATGGTGTTCAAAGATGGATGCCTCTGTTATAGGTCTTTGGTCTAAACTTCCCTCCACAGGAGATAAGGTTATAATCTGCTCTTCTCTTAAGGATGCATTATGTGTGGCTTGTCAACTGCATATTCCCACTTTATGTTTACAAGGTGAGGGATATAGTATGTCCAATACTGCCATTAGTGAACTTAAGAGGAGATTTAATAAAGTCTATGTTTCCTTTGACACTGATTCCCCTGGTCTTATTGATGGGGAAAGGTTATGTAAGGAAACAGGATTTATAAATATTGTTCCTGACTTAAAGGACTGTAAGGATTACAGTGATTTCTTTTATAAATATGGTAAGGAACATTTCAGTCAATTTAAGCTACTTTTTAGTTAGCTAAAAAATATCAATCAATTAAAACGTTTTAATCATGAAAGCAACTGTAGTAAACAATGTAGAGAATATGACAAGAGTAGTAGAAATTCCAGAGTATGTAACAAATGTATCATCTCTAAAGAATTTCTTACAAATATCTGATGGTCGTATATTTGAGGGAGTAACCCATACTGACCTTGATAATGATAATAGTCCTATTCCTGTGCTTCCTGAGGATAAAAAGGAGAGGGGTTATGTGCTGTTTGTCTCTCCTGCACAAAATAAGACAAAGAATGGTGCTTATTCAAGAGCAGAATGTTATTCACTTATTAAGTCTAATGGACTTGCTGATGAGGTAAAGAAAAGATTTAATAGGAATTTCACTCAGGTACCTACAGCCGAACTTATCTCTATTATTGAGGAATATAGTGCATCTAGTATGAGATCAACATCTGCTTCTCATAATAATACTACCACACATACTACTTCTCATGAGGAAGTTAATACAAATGCCTCTGTAAGCAGTGATGTAACAGAGAAAGACCTTTTGAAGGCTATTGTTGATGCTACTTGTTCTCAGGAGAAGAAGGAACTTCTTAATCAGATGATTAATAAGGTATTTCCTAACCCATATTCTGTACAGGATTTGGCTAATATGAGAAGATAATATATCCATGATTTGATGTGATTGAGTGTTGATGATTGGGCATACTTTCCTTTTGTTGGATTGTATGCCTTTATTTTTTAATTATTACTTTAATCATGAGCGATAGAAAATGGACATGCGGCAACTATAAGACTGTCATTGATGCTTATAAAGAGTTTTATCCAGAAGACAGATTAGATATTGAAATAATTGATCCTACTTTAAGAATGCATATAGATAAGGATAAAGATTATTGTAATTTGGCTTTTATTAACTGTATGGCATGTACAGTATATTATCCTAAAATCACATTAACTAATGAAAACAATAAATCATATGATATAACAGATGTTTATGTAAGGGTCTATTTTCCTAATCTTAGTATATTTTTAGGAAGAACATCTTATACTAGAAATGAAATAAGGGTAGGGTATGTTCATTCTCATGTACATAGGGCTTCTTTCTATAATCTTAGCGAGTTTTGTACTGGTGGTAGTGATACTCCTATTAATAGAATAAAAAATATTATAAATAATCCTGTTCCTGAACTTAAAGATAACAATGAAAAGTTCGAGCTCAATATTAAATCCTTTATTATAGAAGTTGAAAGAGCTATTAAAGTGGAAAGTATTGATGGAGGACCTTATATAAAATTTTCAGAAGTAAAAGAAAGGGCATGTATAAATAATGAACCTATTTTTATAGAACCTGTTTACACTAGGTTAGCATCTATTTATGGTATAAAATGTAATTATATTTCAGATATAAAGAATTTTTTCCTGTATTATGCCTCACTTAGACTTGATACTTTTTATTATGATGGTCGTAACTGGCAGTTAAAATGTAATGATTATGATTTTATAAAGAGAGTTACAAAAGTAGCTAAAGTATTTAACAAAACAAAAAAGAAAACTGCATTATTTACTTCTGTACTACATAGTAATAATAATTTTTATAATAAGAATATTCGTAATAATGGGTACAGGTTGACTGATAGATCATATGCTACATGGTCTTTTAAAGATCAGATACTTAAAATAACATGTATTGATGATGTAAAAGAGAAAGTAGAATACAAGGATATTCTTAATCTTAAGATAATAGGTAGACTTTATGTTTTCCTGCTTAATATAATTAATTCAGTTTATGCAAACGAAAAATACAGAGATTCAATTCATTCAAGAACCCTCAAAATTACACGTACACTTATTAAATCATTGTGAGTCAAAGATAAGAACTGCCTGTCAACAGTTTCCTGATAGGGAGTGGAGTGGTGCTGCCTTTTATAAAATAGCTTATATGAATGGTAAAAACAGTAGTAATGCCTCCATGGATGATATAATGCTTAATGTCATTGACTTTTGCCTTCAAGACATAGGTTCATCTGTTTATACAGAATATGACCTTAACAGTGATACTGCTTCTTATATGGCTGAGCATATTGATACATTGGCAGGTGTGAAAGTGGCTCTATTGCATTCTCATAACAAAATGGCCGCGTTTTTTAGTGGTACTGATATGAATACCCTCCATGAGCAAGCAGCTCAATGTAATAATGTATTGTCAATAGTAGTTAATAATGAAGGTACTTATGTGGCTAAGTTCACTCAAAAGGAAGAAGTAACACAAAATGATGATGTTACTACTGACACCTTAGTTACTACTTCTTATTCTTTCTTAGGTGAGAATAATAGGGATAAGCAAGATAAATATTCTGACTTTAAGCAATATAAGGCTGTGCATTATAATATAAAGGTATATGATTGTATTATAAACCGTCCAATAAATGTTCCTATTGATAATTCTTTTAAGCAAGAATGCATTGACCTTGATAAAAAGATGAAAGAGAAAAAGGCTGAAAAGAATGCTTCAATTGATAATGTAATACTTGAGAACACTGATAGGCATGGATTCACAGGGTGGCTATTTGATGACTATAAGGATAGATATATTTCTAACCATGACATTGACTTACTTGTAAGGAGTATATTGTTCCTTTCCCTTGACATCAAATCTCTTAAAGCACCAAGGCATATTGATGACGCTCCTATATATCATGTTGATCCATGTGTAATAGAATCTTTCCTTGAAGCTTGGCTATACTACTTTTATCCTGAATGTGAATATCAGTCAGATATGGATGAATTAATGCAAATAAGAAAAACACTTGAGAGATACATTTCATCCTGTTCACTGCCTAATAAAGATGATTTATATCATGAGATAATTGATACTTATGATTATTTAATATATTTATAAAATGACTATAACAACATTTACTGATGGCACTGCCTTGTCAATAATAGATTATGCTTCTTATGAGTATGATATACCAACTACCAACTTACAAAGTGAAATTAGTGAGGACAAAAGTGCAGTAGATATATACAATGACATGATTCATAATGAGTATGATTGTACTTTATTCCATGGAGAAAATCTTGTTAAAAAAGGACTATATGAATTTTTACCGTATATCTTAAATAATCCAGGATGCTCCATTGGGATAAAGCAAGTACCAAGTAACCCTTATATCTTTTGTTTGTCCACTCCTGCTGTATCTGATACTAGGAAAATATCTGTTTTACTACCTTTACTTACCGCAAGGAAATTCTTGCATACAGTTAAAACATGTGGCTGTAAAATAGTTCCTGAAAAGCAAGATAGAAGTGTCACAAGTGACAATAAAGCCTTATTGTGGGATTTATGCTTAAAAGGTAAATCAGATATTGACTATGGTGTATATGCTCCTATAGCTGATATAGCAAAGAAGGTAAGAATGTCAATTAACGGATGGCGTACTTTTATGCCAACTGAAAATTATGATGAGTCAGCAATAAATGATGCAAGTGTAAGATTTAATGGTGCTGAATGGTTTGATGCTGTCCAGAATAATGTGACACTTATAGGAGCTGGAGGCCTTGGTAGTAATATAGCGGTATCACTCAGTAGGCTTCTTGGTAATAAAGTATTAAATATATATGATCCAGATTATATAGAGTATAAAAATCTTGCTGGGCAAAACTTTAGTTTGACAGATGTTGGATGCGCAAAGGCATCTGTAGTAGCTGTACAGTGCTCTTGTTTTAATCCATCAATAAATGCCATTCCAAAGATAAGTAGATTTGAGGGTTTTAGTAATCAATATGTTCCTAAAGCCACTATTACAGGTCTTGATAACATGGCTTCAAGATCTTTTGTTTATTATAAATGGAGGGAAAAGATAGAAAGTACTACTGAAGATAATCCTGTAGTATTAATTGATTCAAGGTTAAGTGCTGAAACTTGGCAGGTTTTCTGTGTTACTTCCACTGATAAGAAGGCTCAAGAAGAATATGAAAGCAAATGGCTGTTTACTGATGAAGAGGCTGATGAAGGAGTATGTACTTACAAGCAAACTGCTTTTGCAGCACAAATGTGTGCTTCCTTTGTTACTAATTTGTATATTAATTTCTGTACTAATTGTATTAAGAAACAGGATGATCCTACAAAGAGGTTCTTGCCTTTTATGACAGAGTATGATGCTACTCAAATGATACTGAGATTCCAAGATATTTAATGGTTTTTACTATGAAAAATAAATGCAATAAGATTTATTCCTTATTTGATGAAAATATTGTACTGTCAAAAAACACTTGTATTAATGCCATTACCCCATATGATATTTATGGAGATTTTCGTGTAATAGGATTTGATGATGTTATAGACTATTGTATTCGTAACTATATTACAGCACAGTATATAAATGATAGTAAACTTTATTCATTTACTAATCCAGTTACAAATGATTGGTGGTACGTTGGAAAATATTTTGTAGCCTACTGTAATAAGAAAGCAACAATTGACCCCTATTTATCTATGCCTAAAATTATTATGGTTTTTGGAGAAAGAGTATCAATAGTTGATGAGAAATATCTTGAGAATTACTTAAAGTTTAAAAGAGTAGTCTATAAATATAAAAATGCTAAGATTGACGTAATATTGACATCAAATATAGGGTATTTAAGTTACCCTTCAATGGCTACAGTAAATCGTGCCATTAATGTATCTGAGATTAAGCTTCCAATAGTATTATCGTGAATATAAAGGAATATTTTGGTGATTGGTGTGATATAATAGACCTTGATAAGGCTGATAGTATAAAAAATCACCTTATAAAAAGTAATAAAGCCTTTTGTCCTAAGATTGGAAATGTATTCAAGTGTTTCAGATTATGCTCATTTAGCAACCTTAAAGCAGTATTCCTTGGCTATGACCCTTACCCTAATCTTGTTAGTGGTCAGCCTGTTGCAACAGGGTTGGCTTTTGCTAATACTTCTGATACTATTGAGGTTAACTATTCACCTTCATTGAAAGTTCTAAAAGACTCAATTAGTTATTATGTAAAACACAATGATAATTGTATCTTTGAACCAAGTTGGGAGAGTTGGGAGAAACAGGGGGTGTTATTACTTAATTCAGCACTCTCTTGTGAGGTTTTTAAGACAGGCTCACACAGCCTGTTATGGAGACCTTTCATTGCTTCTCTTTTACTTAATTTGGCACTCATGAGGGATAATATTGTGTATGTACTCTTAGGATCAGTGGCTCAATCTTTTAATGGGTTTATAAATCATAATACCAACCATGTTATTGAGTGTCATCACCCTGCTTACTATGCAAGAAAACATGAGAGAATGCCTGACATATGGAATAAGGTAAATAGTTACCTTGCTAATGATGGTAATGTAAAAATAGAATGGTATAACAATGTATAACAATTAATTTTTAAGAAAATGGAACAGTGCTATGTAAACAGTGTACTTTTTGACATTCTTCAGGAATGTGGGTTTATTAAAACAAAGAAAGACCTTATTAAGGAAGATGAGAAAAAGAGTAAGCTAAAAAAAGAAAGCAAGAAAAATCAAGAGGATATTGACCTTGATGATGATTATGATGATGAGTGTCCTTTTGAAGTAATGAAAGAGAGTATTTTATCACTTGTAAAGGTAACTGATAGTATCAATAAGAAGCTTGATTTCTTGTTGAGCTTGATGGCTAAAAACAAGAAATGACAGAAAGAATACAAAATGTCCATCCAAAGGAATATGATGGCATAAAGTATCGTAGTACCTTGGAAGCTGATACTGCCAAGGTACTTTCAGCTTTAGGCATATCATTTCTTTATGAACATAGGAAAATAACTCTTCTTGAAGGATTTAGCTGTCCTTATGAGGATAAAAAAGTAAGGGCTATTACTTATACTCCTGACTTTGAGATACCATTGCCTCATGGCAATATAATGCTTGAATGTAAGGGTTTTGAGACTCCTGAATGGAAAAACAAAAGAAAGTATCTCTATAAATATCTTATGGAGAATGAGCCTAATACCAAATTTTATATGGTATATAGCTGCAAAAGAGACCTTGTAAAGGCTCTCGATGACTATTGGTATGACCTTGGGTATTGCATAGAAGTAATAGACAAGAAAGGCAAGTCTCTTATGTTTTCTTCTATAAAGGAAGCCATGAAATCACTGTCTTTAGAAAATAAGCCATTTCATAGGATCCTCAATTGTCTTACAGGGAATGTTCCACAAGCTTTCAAATATCAATGGAAGCTTAAGAAAATAGATGATATTGAATAGACTATAATATCTATAATAGTCTAAATTATTTATAACACAAAATTCAACAAAATGGTTCAAATTACAAAACAATTATCAGACATATCATGGAATGTGCCTGAAAAAACATACAGGGCTGACCCTGCCTTGTCATATAGTACTATAGCTAAATATGACAGGGAAGGGTTCAATAATCTTGATAAGTTATTTGAACATATCAGCACTCCTTCACTAACTCTTGGAAGTTGTGTGGACACTCTTATTACTGGTTCTCAAGAGGAATTTAATAAACTGTTTTATGTAGCTGATTTTCCTTCAATAGGAGAAAAGGAGAAAAAAGTTGTTGATACTTTATACAGTAGGTATTATGAACAGTATTCTTCTCTTCCTGAGATTCCTGATGATATTATTCTCAGTGTGTTAGATGAGCTTTCCTTTCAAAAAAATTGGAGGTCAGACACAAGAATTAGGGTAATAAAGGAGAGAGGTGCTATCTATTATTCCGTAAAAGTTTGTTCTAATGGCAAACAGGTAGTTGATATGGACACTTATTATAAGGTTCAACAGATGGTAATGGCTTTAAAGGAGTCTCCTTCTACTCATGCTTACTTTGCTGATAATGACCCTATATCACCTATAAGAAGGTATTATCAACTTAAATTCAAGGCCAAACTAAAGGGAGTTGATTACAGGTGTATGGCGGATTTACTATACGTAAATTTTGAAAATAAAACCATTATCCCATGTGATTTGAAGACCTCTTCTCATAAGGAATGGGACTTCCAAGAGAGCTTTTGCCAATGGGATTACATGATTCAGGCCAGGTTATATTGGATTATTATCAAGGCTAACTTAATGGCGGATGATTATTTCAAGGACTTTAAGCTTGAGAATTACAGATTTATTGTAATCAATAAGGATTCTCTTAAGCCTCTTGTTTGGGAATTTCCACTTACAAAGGTTGGAGGTACTCTTGTTGATAATAATGGAAAGGAATATAAAGATCCTCTTGAGATAGGGAGTGAGCTTAGGGGTTATCTTGATTGTAAACCTGCTGTTCCTAATGGTATTAGTCTTGATAAAGTTAATGTGATTGACTGCTTGAAAGTAAAAGATATTTAATGTTTAATTATATGAATGATGTATATAACTAAAAGAGATGGTTCTAAACAAGAGTTTAATAGAAACAAGATTGTAAATGCAATACAAAAGGCTTATATTGCTTGCTATGGTTATGATTATAATACAAGTGAGCATGGTTATGTTGAGGTAATCAATGAATTATTTAAGATTAACTTCTCAAAGGCAAACTCAATAGAGGAAATCCAAGACATAGTTGAGGATATTCTCATGAGGTATGACCATAAGGTGGCTAAGGCTTTTATTCTTTATAGGGATAAGCATAAACAGGCAAGAATAGTGGCTCAGAAGTTAAAGTACATTCATAAATACACAGAATCAAGTGATTCTGCCGCTAACCTTAGTAATACTGATGATAATGCTAATAGCAATAAGAAGTCTGTTGCATCTCTTGATGGAGAGTTGTTTAAGGATACCAGTAGGCTTATTCAAAGAGCACAGATGAAAGAGCTTCTATCAAGTATAAATTCTCCTTATAAGGATAATTATATACATGACCTTGAGAATCATATTATTTACCAACATGATGAAACAGGTGGAATGAAGCCTTATTGCTCTGCATATACTCTTTATCCATTGTTGATTGATGGTACCAATAATATTGATGGTACTAAAAATAAGGCTCCTAAGCATCTTAGTTCATTTGTAGGACAATTTCAGAACCTTGTTTTCTTGCTTTCAGCACAGAAAAAAGGTGCTGGTGCCTATGGTGAGTTCTTTAATTTCTTTTCTTATTTCTGTGAGAAAGAATGGGGAGAAAATTATTATGAAAAAGCTGATACAATTATTACTAATGAGCATTGTTTGCATCAAATGACTATTGGGTCTACTATTGATCAATACTTCCAATCAACAACTCATTATATAAATCAGCCCGCAGGAAATAGGGGAAACCAATCACCATTTACCAACTTTAATGTTTTTGATAAGTATTATTGGCATACGATGTTCAATGATTTTACTTTCCCTGATGGTACCCATCCTCATTGGGAAGCAGTTAATTGGCTTCAAAAGAGATATATGAGATGGCTAAATAAGGAAAGAACAAAAACACTATTAACATTTCCAGTATTAACAGTGTGCCTTCTTACTGATGGTAAGGATGTTCTTGATAAGGAATATAAAGACTTTATTACAACACAATGGGCAGAAGGTGATAGTTTCTTTGTATATCTTTCTCAGAATGCTGACAGTATTTCCTCTTGCTGTAGACTTCGCAATGAGGTTACTGACAACACTTTCTCTTCTACTACTGGTCTTACAGGAGTGCAAACAGGAAGCTGTAATGTGATGACCCTTAACCTTAATAGAATTATTCAAGATTGGTATTCAAAGCAATTTAATATTGCTATCCAACCAAAGGTGTCTACTCGGTCTATTGAATCTATTATGGCTATTAAGTCTACAATAAAGGATTATCTTGAGGGTATTCTTCTCAGAGTCTATGACTATCAGAAAGCCTATAAAACAGGTCTCTATAATCTTGACAAAAAAGGTATGCTTCCTCAAACAAAAGCAGGATACATTAATCTTGATAAACTTTACTGCACAATAGGTGTAAATGGTATTAATGAGGCTGCAAGATTCCTTGGAATGAAAATAAGCAATAATAAGGATTATATGAATTTTGTTGTTTTCCTTCTAAGTACAATAAACAACTTCAACAAGAAACATTCGGAAAAGAAGTTTAAGTATAACCTTGAACTTGTACCTGCGGAAAGTTTAGGTGTAAAGAACTATAATTGTGATAAGAAGGATAATTATTGGGTTCCTTCTGATGAAAACCTTTACAATTCATATATATATGATGCTCATGATGGTACATCTGTTCTTGATAAAATAGCCATGCATGGTGGTAATGTGGCTAAATCAATTAGCGGTGGTCAAGCTAGTCATATTAACTTAGAAGATAATCTTAGTAAGGAGCAATATACTAAGTTATTAGAGTATGCTGTACAGGTAGGTAATAACTATATTACCTTTAACATTCCTCAAACCCAATGTGATGATTGTGGATTTATAGCTAAACATCCATTTAGTATATGTCCTAAATGTGGAAGTAAGAAAGTCACTCAGTGGACAAGAGTAATTGGATATTTAAGACCTATAACAACATGGTCTAAAGAAAGGCAAGAGGAAGGTAAACACAGGACTTTTATTAAAAAGGAAAATGCATGTTAAAGTATTTATATTGTAAGGAAATTTTTGAGGAAATACCAGATGAGATAACTCTTGGTATATCCATATCTGGGTGTACTATTCATTGCTTTGGATGTCATAGTAAAGAGTTATGGGAAGATAAAGGTACCCCTCTTACAGTTGGACAGCTTAATCATCTTCTTGATGAGCATAGTGGTATATCTTGTTTACTTCTTTTAGGAGGAGAGCATGACATTGATAGTCTTATTAAATTATTTCAGGCATCTTTTAAAAGGATAAAGACTGCATGGTATTGTGGACTTGATAAGATACCAAGGGATAAACAAGAAATCCTCCAATATCTTGATTATGTCAAGGTAGGTCATTATGATAGTAAGTTGGGAGGATTGAATAATCCTGACACTAACCAACGACTTTACCTTATAGAACATCAAGGTAATAACTATATAAAGAAAATTAATATTACTAAACAACTTCAATCAAAATGAAAATTAAGGTTTTACGATTAAACAAGAGTATTCAATTACCAAAAGTAATCAGTAAAGGTGATTGGATTGACTTAAGATTATCCCATGCAGCTGCTTTAAAAGCTCCCTATGCTGAGACACTTAAAAGGAAGAAGAATGATAATGATGTAAATAGAATTAGGACTGTAGTCTTTGACTATCAACTTCTTTCCTTAGGAGTTGCCATTCAACTTCCTAAGGGTTTTGAGGCTGTTGTGGTTCCAAGAAGTAGTCTATTTAATAAGTATGGTGTTATTCAGACAAATAGCTTTGGAGTTATTGATAATACCTATTGTGGAAATAATGATGAGTGGAAATTTCCTGCATTGTCTACAAGGAATATTACTATTCCTGCTGATGAGAGGATATGTCAATTCAGGATACAGTTGTCTCAAAAAGCTACTATTTGGCAGAAAATCAAGTGGTTGTTTTCAAACAATATAAAGATAGTGGAAGTAGATAATCTATCTAATAATAATAGGGATGGGTTTGGTTCCACAGGAAATAAATAATTAACTAATTAATCTAAGGCTCAATAGTCTATACTACCTATTATGTCTATAAAGTATATCTTCATGACTTAATGGTATAAGACTGTTGAGCCTACTAAAATTATATATATATATACAATGTTTAAAAAGTTTATAAACAAAATATTTGGTAATCCAAATAACACCATGTCTTTCATGGAATCAATGAATCTCATAGGATTGCCTATTGTCACTTTTTTTCAAGGAGACAAGAAATTTAACTTTCTTCTTGATACAGGAAGTAACAGGAGTGTCATTGATAAGAACATACTTTCTCAAATAAAGCATGGTGATATAATCAAGACAAGCAGCAGTCTTACAGGATTGGGTGGTACATATGATGATTTATGCATGTGCTCAATATCTTTCTATTATAAAGACAGGGAATATTCTTATGATGAATATCTTATTCAAGACATGAAGGCTGTTTTTGACAGTATCAAGGAAGATTCTGGGGTAAAACTTCATGGTATCTTAGGGGCAACTTTCTTTAATAAGTTTAAGTATATACTTGATTTCAATAATCTGATAGCTTATAGTAAAGGATGTAGAAGTAATAAATAGATGATATATTTAGTAACTAATCAACAAAAGCTCTTTGACAGTCCTGCCTATAAGACTTGTTCTGTCAATGAGTCTTTGGAGCTTTTGAGAAGTTGTAAAATCATTCAATTTGATACAGAGACCACTGGAAGGGATGCTCATCTTTGTAAATTACTTTCCATGCAGTTTGGCACTCCTGATGGTAATACTCAAATAGTTGTTGATTGTTCTACTATTAATCCTAAAGAGTATAAACAACTTCTTGAAAGCCATATTATACTTGGACAAAATCTTAAATTTGATCTTCAATTCCTGTTCAATTATGGTATTATACCTACAAGAATATATGATACCATGATTGTTGAGCAGCTTCTTCATCTTGGATTTCCAAGTGGTCAAATATCTTATAGTCTAAAGGCTATCGCCAAAAGAAGATTGAATATAGACATAGACAAGACAGTAAGAGGAGAGATCATTTGGAGAGGATTGGATGAAAGGGTAATAAAGTATTCCGCAGGAGATGTTAGGTGGCTTTATGACATCATGCAATTACAAATAGCTGATATGCAGAAGCAAGGATGCATTAAAGGTGGAGTACTTGAATGTGATGCTGTTATTCCTATTGCTTATATGGAATGGTGCGGTATTTATCTTAATATTGATAAATGGAAAGCCAAAATGATTAAGGATAAACAAAACCTTAATAATGCAGCAAATAGTCTTAATGAATTTATGATAAGGTTATCTGATGAAGGTTATAAGAAACCTTATAAAGATGATATTGGCAATACATTCTATGAGGCTATTCCAGCAGGTCAATTCTCTAAGTTTGTTCATGTGGATAGACAGGGAGATTTATTCACTGGTTTTGACCTTACTCCTAAGGTAAGTATCAATTGGTCTTCTTCTTCACAAGTAGTTAAAGTAGCCAAGTTATTAGGATTTAATACTGTTATACAAGACAAGAAAACAGGTGAAGATAAAGATAGTGTTCTTGAAAAGCAACTCAAAAGCCAAAAGGGTATTTGTGATGAGTTTCTTAAACTTTATTTTGATTATCAAGGATATAATAAGGTAGTTACTTCTTTTGGTCAAGGCCATTTGAATGCTATTAATCCCATTACTCATAGGATTCATACAACATTTAAGCAACTTGGTGCTTCATCAGGCCGCATGTCTTGTGGTTCTCAACAATCTAATACTGACCTTGCAAAGGCTAATCATATTAACCCAAAGGATTGCACTTATCCTAATATTCAGCAGTTACCTGCTGATGATGATACAAGGGGAGCCTTTACTGTGGAAAATAATGACAATCTATTGGTAGATTGTGATTTTAGTGCTCTAGAAAGTAGGTTGGGAGCAGATATTTATAATGAGCCTCATATGATAGATGAGTTTATTAATGGATCTGGAGATATTCATAGTTTGATGGCAAAGACTTTCTTTGAGAAAGAGATAGGTGTTGATACTCCTACAAAAGAAATTAAAAAGAAATTCCCAGAACTTAGAAAGAAGTCAAAAAGTCCGGAATTTTTGATTCAATTTGGTGGCTCTGCTTTTGGTCTTGCTAAACAATTAGGATGTTCTGAGGAAGAAGCCCAAAGATATGTAGATGCCTATTATGGAAAGTTCAAAGGAATAAAACAATTTAAGGATAAAGGCTCTTCCTTTGTTAGAAGTCATGGATATGTACTTATTAATCCTGTTACAGGGCATAAAATGTATTGGTGGGATTGGAAAAAATGGAAAGAGGAACAGGAAAGTTATACTCAAAGTTTTTGGGAAGAATACAGGCAATATCATAAAGGCACAAAAGACGATATAGCCTTACAAGTAAAACATCATTTTCAAGTTGCTTCCAAATGGGATAGAATGGCACTTAATGCCCCAACACAAGGAGTTGGTAGTATAATTATAAAAACAGCTGCTATAAATCTTTTTAAGTGGATTATAAGTAATAACTTATTTAATAAGGTTAAGTTATGTGCTATGGTTCATGATGAGTTACTTGTTGAATTTCCTAAGTATTTGAAAGATTCTTTTCCTCATATTCTTGAAAATATAATGTTTAATGCTGCTGCTAAATACTGCAAAAAAGTGCCTATTCCTGCTGAAGCAGAAGTAGGCGATCATTGGATTCATTAAATATAGATAGCAATGTACTGAGTCTATAAAAGTCTATAAAAGTCTATACTGTCTATTTAATCTATAAAATATAAAAACATGGATAAAAAAGAGTCAATTGGAATAAAAAATAATAACCCTTTGAATATAAGAAGGTCATCTCAGAAATTCATAAATGAACAGAAATCTGACAATAACTTCAAGAAATTCAGCTCTATGGTATATGGTGTAAGGGCTGCTATAAGGATTATACATACTTATTATTTTAATTATAGATATAATACCATAGAAAAGATAATATCAAGATGGGTACCTCCTATGGAAAACAGTACAAAGGATTACATTGACATTGTAAGTAAAAGGTCTCATATTTTACCTAATGTAATCGTTATTTATACTAAAGACAATATACTTGCCATAATAAAAGCAATGGCTTATGTTGAGTCCCACGTTGAATTGTCTAAGGAAATTCTTGAGGAAGCATGGAAACTTGCCTAAGACTTATAACTTTGTAATGTTTAATTATTAATTAGTGACAATTATGAAAAAAATTTATCTATTCTTTCAGAAAATCAATGATTGGCTTGCTTCTTTTGGAGTAGAAAGATACCTTCATCTGCTTGCAGGTATAGTCATAAGTGTTATTGTCTGCTTGCTTATACAAGGCATTGAGGGAGAAGGTCCCCTTACTTGCGCAGGTGTAGCAATGATGGTAACTACATGTGCAAGTGTAATAAAGGAAGTATTGGATCAAACTTATGAGGGTAACTCAGAGTTTCTTGATATTGCCTTTACTTGTATTGGTGGTTTGATTGGGTGTGGAATTTGGCTGATGTAATATTATGAGCAGTTATCTTAACATATATCTTAAAGTGAAGAATAAGGACATGGATAAACCTGTCTTTATTCTTTTTGATAATTATTCCAGAAACTCTGATATTTACCAGAATGTTAACGAGATTGGAGACTACTATTCAACTACAGGAGAAAAAAGGGAGTTATCTAAGGAAACTATTATGGATATTATAGATAACTTACAAGGGCAAATAAATAATTGTGAGTTGTATATTTCTACTGCCAATGAATTAAAGTCTCCTGATATACAAGAAATAATCTCTCGGAAACAATATAAGAAAGAACTTGAACAGGCAAGACAGTATTTCTTATTTCTTATGAATATTCTTGAGGACTGTGAGTTTAATGATATTGAAGGGATTTATTGTTTTATTGATTAAATTATGAATAATAATAATCAGTCTTTACTAACTCAACCTAAGCATGATAGGATTTATTTTAGTGCCCAAGGACTTCCTTTGAAAGAGGTAAATGTATGCTGTTCTCAATCTCTTAGCAAGGAATCCAATATACTTGCTGAGTATGATGACTTCAATGAGGAGTTTATAGGCTTAGCTGATGATTACTTTCTTAAACATGAAACCCCTTTATCACTCATAAGGGAGTTCTATAGATGCTTAAAGGACGGAGATCTTCCAAGTAATACTACATATTGGATGAAAGAGTGTAAAGGGTGGAATGAAGATGAAATGGAAGTAGTTGAAAACTAAATAAATAAACAAATGAAAATCATTGAGAATACTATTCTTCCTCCAAGAGGATACAAGGCTATTACTTTAGGCCCGCTTATCTTTGTAAGAGAAGGTACTGTTTTATCAGGCAGGGATGTAAACCATGAAGCCATACATTGGGAGCAGTATAAGGAAACTTTCATTATAGGTTTCTTCTTGGTTTATGTAATTGAGTTTATTCTTAAATTTATTTCTCCATCACTTACGATAGAAGAAAAGAAAGATGGAAGAAGTTATTGGAATAGGGTATACCATAGCCTTTCTATGGAAAGAGAGGCATATGCACATCAAGATGAACCTAACTATATAAAATCAAGAAAACATTTTGCGTGGATTGGTTACATTATGTAACCTTTTAAAAGAAATAAAAACAATGATAATATAGTCTATTATAGGGTTTTAGGTTTATTCCAGTCTATAATAGTCTATATTATCTATAGCATCTAAATTAAATCATATTATGAATATAGCGAAATTTCTAAAAGATAAACCAGCAGGTACTAAACTATATTCTGTTGCTAATGGATTAGTAACAATAGAAAAAAAGATAGAATATAATCCTAAGTACTCTGAAGGTAGTATAATATGGTGTAACAGTAAATTTAGTGGAAGCCTTCTTCATTTCACTTATGAGGGAAAAAGTGAGGCAAGTGGTGAATGTCTTTTATTCCCTTCTAAAACAATGAGAGACTGGAAAAAGTTTACATGGAAAAAAGGTGATGTACTTATAAATAAAGATATTAATGGAAATAGTAATGAGGTAATATTTGATCACTTCAAAGGAAATGATTACTCTGCATTTATAGGTAAACATCTTATAAGCACAGATAATAACTCAAATGTTCAATATATTGTTGATGAAGATACTTTCAGGACAAATATGTTTACTAAAGAATATGGAGATGATGAAGAACATTATATTAATATTCTTAAAGAAGTACTTAATAGTAAACTAAAATCTAAACATCAAAAGAAATAAAACAATGAGTGATATAACATTAATTGACCCTAAGGTAGAATTATTCAGTGAGGAAAATGTAACCACTGAACAACATATAGCAAGATGTGCGAGGGTTTGCTATGGTGGTGAGGATAAACCACATACTGAAGAGCAGGATAAAAAGCTTGTTAAAGGACTTATAAATAAAGGGCATCTTAGCATGCTTAGACATTCCTCTGAATATATTGCACTACGTGGTATTACACCTGATGACATAAGGGTTCTTAATGCCATATCTTATAATACTTTTATCCCTTATAAAATGCTATCTACTAATACACAAGAATGTCTTTATGGTGAAACATGGAAAATACTTAGAAATTATAGTGATTATATACATATATCACCGAAAGACATGATAGATATTATAAGTAAAGGTATTCCTAAACGCATTCTTGCTTATAGATTGACTTTTTGTATTACCACACAGATAGCCACCTCAAGGGAACTTAATAGGAAATCTCCTAACAATATAGCTGAGAGGTCTACAAGATACTGTTCCTCAAAGGATGGGTTATCTATATGTAAGCCTTGGTGGTGGAATAGTGAAAGTATTACTGAGGATATGAGAAATGGTTATCTTAATACCATGTCCAATGCCTCACAAGCATATAAAGGAATGCTTGATAAAGGATTTAAACCTGAGGATGCAAGGGGTGTTCTTCCTCTTGATACTGCCACTAAAGTGGTGTACACTTATACAATAGGTGAATGGAAGGACATCCTTGATCTGAGGCTATATGATAAAACAGGTAAGGCACATCCTAATTGTAAAGTTGTAATGGCTGTGATTAGAAATCAAATAAACAAGTTTATCAAAGACCATGGTATTGATTATACTGTGTAAATCACGGTATCTATTATTGTAAAAGGGCATGTCTTATATAAAGATATGCCCTTTTTGTTAAGTGTTTACTATAATTTTATTATTGTTTTGCTAAGTTATTATTGTACTTTAAGCTATAATTACTATCTTTGCTATAAAAATAACAAACTCTAAATATTATAATATGAATAGTTGTGTAAACACGAGAAGTAAAGAGTTTAAGAATTTATGTTCTAAATATGATGTAAGTAGTGAAAAAATGGAGCTGCTTATTCATCAATATTGGAATGATAGAAACTCTGATACTAAGTATCCTTCAGATGCTTATATAGAAGCACATCTTGGTAAATCACCTTATCAAGAATCCATTGATAATGTAGTTAAAATATGGGAAAAAGACTATAGTAAATCAAAGATTTTCAATAGTAACAAAGAATTAAAGCAAGCTCAGAATAAAGCTGCAAGGTTCTTTCCTTCAGAAGCGATAGTATCCTATACCAATAATCAAGGTAAATATGTACTTACTATTAGGAAACCTGTAAAGAACATAAAGGAAGCTTATAGGAAAGCAGTTGAAAATGGCTCTTGGGATGATGGTAAGAAAACAGACAATAATCAAGATATTGAGGATATACAAATGTATATATCCTCTAATGAGGACAAATCAAGTAATAAGACATATTTTACCTTCAAGGATGGCACTCAAGTAAAAGCTCCTTTTGTTGTTAATGTCCAGCAAGAAGCTACTCTTAATGCTCTTGATGATTTTGTTAAGTCTAATGCTAATGTAATTACTCTTAGTGGTTATGCAGGTACAGGTAAGACTTCCATCATGCAAATATTCAAGGAAAAGATGGATAAGGAAAATGTACCTGTTACTTTCACAGCAGCTACCAATAAGGCTGCCAATGTACTTAAGACGAAAGTAAAAGATGCACAAACACTTCATAGTGCTTTTGGAATACAAGCAGGAGTTGATTATAATAGTGAGTATGACTTAAAGCATCTTGTTAATACTGTAAATGATAATAATCTTCTTCCAGGAAGTGTAGTTGTAATTGATGAAGCTTCCATGATAGATGATAATATATATAAGATTCTTAATAGAATAGCATTAGGTCAAAATCTTAAAATTATCTATCTTGGTGATAAAGCTCAACTTGCCCCTGTTAATAGTGACCAAATATCACCTATTTTCAGAAATAAGGAAGGTAAGGTATTGGAACTTACAAAAGTAGAAAGAACAGGTGATAATGCTATTCTTAAAGAAGCAACAGACCTTCGCACAAAAGGTGTTTTTTCTTATGTATCTTCCTTTAATAAGGATGGTAAGGGTGTAGCGTTTATCAACCCTTCCAAGAATAGGAAAGAAATAGAAAACATTATAAAAGCATTTACTGCCAAGATACAAAATGATCCTGATTACTTTAGGATTCTTGCTTATCGTAATAATACAATATCTAAATATAATGATTATGTAAGAAAGATACTTGGGTATAATATAAAAAATAATCCTAATGATTATTATCCTCATGAAAATGAGCCTATTGTGGGATATAATAATTGGGGATATTTAAAAACAAAAAAAGGACATACATATCGCTTTATAAACTCTGAGTCTTATAAGACAATTGATGCAACTGCTCCTGTAACTAATATTGAACTTAGTGTTCCAAATGGTAAAGTATATACTATTACTGCAAAACCAGTTGTAGTACAAAAAACAGATGGTACAGAGGACATCCTTAACTTTATTGATGTAAGAGGAAATCAAGATAACAGAAAAGCTGTAACTGAAATAGCAAATGTTATATCTTATTTATGGAGAAAGTGCAAGACTGTTCCATTTAGTGAACAAAGTGTAATTTTACAAGAAATCAATAAATTACAGACAGCTTTATTTGTTAATGATAATATAGAGGAAAATGGACGTACAATAGTGCAGAAAGTATGGGATTTTGGATATGCTATGACTGTCCATAAATCTCAAGGTTCTACATTTAAAAATGTTATTATTGATGATAAGGATATTCAGTCAGCGAGAAAAAATAGTGAAGGTATAGGATATGTTGATTTAGGTGATTCTCAAGAAGAAACAGTCTCAAAAGATCAAATGGATGCTATTCTTTCAAGTCAAGAAGAAAGCATTGGTTCTGATATTACAGCAGCTATACTTACTGACCAAGGTGAAGAGGTTTCATCCATGCTAACCAAGGAAAAAGAAACCAAGGAAGCGGATATTAATGATACAATGGACACTGTAAGGCAACTTGAGTATGTTGCTGTATCAAGAGCCACTGACACTGCCACTGTCATCACTGATATGGCAAAGGTGGAAGACTCTCCATTGAATCATGAAGCCAATCAATTTTCTAAGACTGATGAACATAAATCATCAGTTAATTCAAAAGACAATACAATAAATCCTGTTATTCAACATTCTAATAGTGAGATTACTAAGCAGGTAGTTGGTCATTTAAAGAGCATTCCAGGCATCAAGGTCTTTGGCAGAAATACTATGGAAGAGTTCTTGAAGACTCATAACATAGCAGGACTACAACAAATGGTAGATAATAATTCACAAATAAATAAAAAAGACAATGACAAAAACGGAAAGCAAGATTCCTCCAAAGCCAAAGGATTATCCCTTCAACGACTATTGTTGGCAAAACGATCAAAAAGTGAGAGAAGCATACTTGAAGCAGCCAATCTATTCCAGGGAAGAAGTAATGGAGCATATGAGAATAGCAAGGGAAGAATTGGAGAAGAAAATGGAGGAAGAGAGGAAACAGAAAGAGAAAAACAAAAAAGATTAGAGGATTGGGCAAGGGAAAATAACCTATGGATTGATAATCTTGACAATACCCTTGAGGCTAATTTTGGGCATTCAATAAATAGTGGTGGTGAAGCTACTGTTTATCTTGGAGAAGATGGCACGGTGGTAAAGTCCATAAGCCTTGATTACTATAATGGTGATCCCCAAAAAGCGTTGGATAGGATTCTTCTCCATAACCACTTGTTTGGAGATATTACAAAGCTTTCAGACATAGGCTTTGGAAGGGACTCTGATGATACTTTCAAGATAATAGTGGCACAGCCTTATATCAATGGCACTTTTGCCACTCATGAGGAAATCCTTGATTATGCTAAGAAGAGAGGATTTATCACGGAGGATGGTAATACTTATTACTATAAGGGAATAAAAATCAATGACCTTAATCCATTGAATGTTCTCAAGACTCCTAATGGAAGCTATGCTGTGGTAGATGCTGAACTGCATCTAACAGGTGATATTAAAGATGATTCATTAGGTTATAGCGTAGAGACCTTTACTACTCCACAAGGAGAAGTCTATGGCTTTGTAGATAAGGATGGCAACATCTATCTTGATGAAACAAAGATTTCTCCTGAGCATCCCATCCATGAATATACTCACTTATGGGATAGAACTGTTCAAAAGCATAATCCACAGCTATGGAACAGGGGTGTTGAAATCATGAAGGAAACTGACATGTGGAAAAAGATTGCCAATGATGAACACTATGGTAAGCGTTGGAAAGTCATGAATCTTAGGGAAAGTCAGCTTGAAAGTCTTATTGCCTCAGAGGTTCATGCAAGATTTGTTGGTGAAAGAGGAGCACAACTACTTGATAAACTTGCCAAGGAGAAAGGTCAGGAAAGCATTATCTCCAAGCTTAAGCAATGGATTAGAGATATGTGGAAAGATCTTATGGCAACCTTTGGTTCATGGTCTAAGGAAGACCTTAATGCTCTTACTCTCGATGACTTTAATCGCATGACTGTAAGAGACTTTGTTGATGGTATAAATCTTAAAGAAGCTACAAATGCGTCTTATACAGAGCAGCAATCCAATAAGTTAAAGACAGTTAATGATGTTTGGGAACACTTAGGAGGCTATTTTGAAGGTGCAGGAATGAATATAAATAAAGATTTTCCTAATGCTTCAGAAAAAGATATAAGCACTCTGGAAGATAATTACATGGCTTCAGACAGGTATCCTTTGTCAGATAGTCAGATTATTGAAATAGGGAATAAGATAGTAAACAGTAATAACACTATAAACAATGAAACAGAAGAATATAAAGCAACAGATGAGTTTAGAAGAGTACAAGAAGCAGTTAGAAAAGGTAGCCAAGGACAGCGGAAGTCAATATATGATGGAGACCTTTCAACAGACCAAAGACAGCATCTGGCAGATGTACTTAAAAGACAACTGGGATCCATCAACAGCTTTATACACGGAAGCTCAAGGACTGTAAGTAATCAAAAGCATGGAACTTCTTTTAATATTCATTCAGAAGTAAGCCCTAAACTATTCCATGATATTTTTGAGATAGTAAGATACTATACTAAAAATGCTGAATTAGTAGACTTGCATGATGATTATTCAGAAGCCAAATGCTATTTAACAGAAGATGGTACTGCTGGCTTTGCTGTAGAACCTAATGGAAACTTGGTATCAGTATTTAATCTCGGTACTTCAAAGGGATTCCTTGGTGCTATAAAAGACTTGGTAAGAGAAACTGGAGCAACTCATCTTGATGCTTATGCAAGTAATAAGCAAAACTTGGAGTTGATGTATGAGAAGACTCTAGGATTCCATACAGCTGCAACCATGGATTACAATATGGAATATAATCATGATGATATTGCAAAGAATCATGGTAATCCTCAGGTTGTATTTATGGTTGACCATGAAGTAGCAGAGCCTAAGCACTTTGATAAAGACTCTTATGACGCTGCACAACAATATCAGTTAAGCCAGATAGAGAATACTAATATTCCAGCTTCTGAATCAAGTACAGTGCAATCTCAAAATAATGGCAGCATAAAATCTGCTGGTATTCCTGAGTCCTCACAAGCAATGCCTATTAATGATAACCAAGAACAAGCTCTTTCTCCTGAGGAACAAAGAAAAGCTTATGCTAAGGATATTATTAATGCACTTGACCATGCTACTTTCTCTGTTACCTTGGCAAATAGAAGCAGGGATGATGAAGAACCCATTGTTCAAGAATATCATTCCATAGTACAGTACTTTATGTCTCAAAAGGCATATTTAGCAAAGGATTATGATTCTGCTGTCAAGATTGAGCAAGCAAAAGATGATACTGAAGCTGTGAAGATTGGAAGTAAAGTAAAAGGAATTACCAGTGAGGAATGGGCTAAACTTTCTCGAAGTGTCTTGAAGAATGGCTTGAAGATCATGTTTGAGCAAAATCCTTCAGTAATGAGAGAGCTGCTTGATTCTGATACTGAGACTTTCTCCATGATACAAAGAGAGGCAGGGTTTAGTAGAGGTTTTGATAAGATTCTTGATGATGTAAAGCAAGAACTTAGTGAAAAATATAAAGGTAAAACAAGGCATGATGAGAGTGACAGCTCTCAAATTGACTTGAACGGTAAAACACAAATGAAATTGAAAGTTAATTTTCCTGGCTACTCTCATTATGAGTTAGGTGAGGAAATAGGGAAACAAACTCCTATGGAGATTAATGCCCTATGGCAAGAAAAGGCCTTGAGAAATCTTGATAGTCAGCTTGTACTCTATGATGATGATCTTGATGAGATGCTTATGAGTAGAGAGGAAAAAGCAAAAGTAAGGTCTATTCTCATTCAGATTAGTGCAATACTCAAAATGAAGAATGAAAATGATTATACTGACACTAAAAAACGAGAAAAACTCATAAAGAAGGAAGAGGCTTTATTTAGGGAAAGGGAAATAGATAATCAGATAAATAATCTTATTACAATGGTTCGTTAAAATTTGAGATAACGGCTAAGCGGCTTTACGCTGCCAGCCAAAGAGTTCTTTGATAGTATGACTAATTAACTTTCGGTTCGGTT